AGCGTAACTTCAACATCACAATCCCGTCCACGACTAATCAGATTCATACATAATCTCCTCTGACAGTTACCTGTCATCAGTGTCAGTATATCATAGTGTTAGCGTTTAGGTTTATTTACTTTGACGGAGTGGTCGCTATTCCTGCTGAATGAGCGATTTGCCGATGGTGATTTGAGTATCAAATTGGACAGAGAATTGGAGCCACCCTTTGAAAGTGGTTTCTTATGGTCAATGTCTTTCCCTGCTCGGCTAACCCCATTCGCATCCATAGCCCTACGAGCCTTCTGGCGGTCCATACGGGCGGGGTGTTCACCTCTAGCGACCTGTTGCTCATATTCCTTTTTGTAAGGTCTAGGTTTGGTTACGTATGGCATGACTAAGTATAACATTTTGCACTGTGTACATATGTACATACGTAGTATGTATATATATATTCTTGTTAAAGGGGTATCGAATTCTTTCCCCCCAAAAGTATGGGATGACAAATTTCTTTCTACCTACCCTCTAAAATTCTTTCCCCCACAAAGGTATGGGATGGTGAGTAAATATTATCCACTCAATGGATAGATTTGTAATTGCATCTTCATGATACAATTGACAGGTAGCGAGTAGTTCAAACGGTAGATGGAACGGTGTACCCGTGTCCGATAGGTGTTCGAGTCACCTCTTGTTACCACCTATGATTTTAACGATAAGTTTTTATTCCCGCTTAGTTCAGTGGTAGAACGTGTGACTGTTAATCACAATGTCGATAGTTCGAGTCTATCAGTGGGAGTTGGAGTATGATTAGTTATGAGTACTGCTAAAAAGACTAATCCATCTCTATGGGGCAAGGTTGTCAGTGAAGTTAAGTCATCCGCAAAGGGTGGTGACGCTGGTGAGTGGTCTGCACGTAAGGCACAACTCGCTGTTCAAAAGTACAAGGCATCTGGTGGTGGATATGTTGGACCAAAGAGCAGTGATAACAGCCTAAGCAAGTGGACTGACCAGAAATGGAAGACCAGTGATGGTTCTCCTAGTGAAGGTAAGAAGCGTTATCTACCTGAGAAGGCGTGGTCAAGTCTTTCCAAAAAGGAAACAGTTGCTACGAATAGGGCTAAAGCAGCAGGTAATGCAGCAGGTAAACAGTTTGTAGCGCAGCCAAAGGCTGTCGCTAAAAAGGTGTCTAAGTTTAGGTAAGTAGGAGTATTGATATGACTGGTATTGAAGCATTCCAATCGCTCAAAGACGGCAATAAGGTTCGTCGTAAAATCTGGACACCAGACTGCTACGTTACAGCAGAAGAATACGAAGGTGAGTACGAGATTAATCCTGTAGGAACTCAGATATTCATCTATGATGTTCGCTATCTAGGGGTCTTTATACTTGAGCAGATGCTTGAAGATGGAGACCAATGGGAAGTATTTACACCTTGCACATCTGACAGTAGTGCTGTAGACTAGGTATGTCACCGAGAGGTGATAGAACAAAAAGGAATACTTCAGAAAACCCTTCCTATTGTTCGGCAAATTAAACTCTGCAAACAGAAGACCAGTCAGCCACACTGGTCTTTTTGCTGTCTACTTGCGTAGCACTTTACCTGTGACAATTGACAGGAGTCTCTTGTGCAACGTATGAATTTCTTCAGCCGATGCGTTGTTGATGTACCCAATGCTATCTTTATTGAAGTCTTTGAAGCCGAAATGCAGGATTAATGCGTCTCGCATATCTTTACAGTTTTGACGCTTTTGGTCAACAGTCATAAAACAAAAACCACCCCGGTGCTTATTCAGGGTGGTTCATTTGGCTTGTTGTTTTTAACACTCACCTTGCGGTGGCACAGACATTGTACACGAAACACCCTTGCTATCATCCTACATTATTTACCAGTAAACAGTGAATCTTCTACCTGAGTATATATTGAACTGAACGGTAGTTGACCACTGTACAACAGAGTGTGTGTATGGAAAATGTTTTTCTGTTATGTTTCTACGTTGGGAGAAAGGTTTAGTAGAGAGAGAGATTGAGTTGTCTGAGTCCCTCCCCTAAAATACTACGACTGGGGTGGGTGCTTGCCGAGACCCCCCTCTGTATGCCCAGTTTCCCGCCAAAACGGGGTCCCCAGTGGTGGTAGAACGGGCAATAGTTCTTGTTAGCGGCATATGATTCCCTGCCGTACGCTTTGGTTCACAAGGTGATACCTAGTATGTGACTGTTGATCACCCCGGCTATTGGGTGGTATGTAGGTATACGGTATTAGTTATGAAGTGTTAACTAAGTTTTGTGGCGAACATACCGTACCATCTGGTAGACTACGTCTGTTATGTTGACTACTATAAACTACATCATGAAGGGGACGCAGTCTACTTGCACAGAGTGCAATAGTTTGCAAGTCATAACTAAGTTTAGTTTGACAACCCTTCATACCGTATGGTATAGTATTCACAACATGAAGGGTGGTACTGATACGGTGAACATACCGGGCGGGTTGGGATTAGTCTACAATAGGCATTATGCTATGCATGATAACCCTATTCTATGCTACCTGATACCGTGCTGTATGGTACAATCTAGTATTCCCAAACCCTATCGGCTTGACTGTAAAGTCAGGGTACGTATCGCTTAGGCGATAGGGCAAACGGACTGAAAACGTACGCTGTGGTGAACGTAAGTATGTCCCGATGTAGTACCTGCTGGTAGTCTGCACTTTTATATATTCGACGGTCGCATAACACCGGGTAAGTTATGCCATCCATAACAGGGGTTTACTCTGTCTGCGGTGAAGGTTGGGCAGTCGATTGGTGGCATACCCGATAACCTGAGCGGATGGTAGTAGCCGGTAGTGTAGGAAAGCACTACCAGTACGGGGCGCACTTAGAGGCGCACGTATAATCTGATAAAGGAACCCGGAACATAGGGCGTAAGTGTCAACTATAGGTCAACGCTATAGGTACGTCTCTGTGCAGACACCTGCAATGCAGTGCAACGGAACGGGATAAGTATGTCAGGTATCTATACACCAGTACCCAAAGTAAACACTGTTATGGGGGATATGCAATAGAATACGGGGGGATTCTGTCTCCCCGGATATTGCATAGCATAGCGGATTACACGCTAGGTTATGCAATGTTTACTATATTCTAGTTGACAGCATACCGTTTCATACGGTATGATTCTAATCGTGAAGGGGTTCACAATGAAAAAGATTACTCGCAAAGCACTTATCGATATAACTATGGCAGATAAAGGGACACTGCCGGGCTGTGGATATGAGCGTCTGGTATTACGCCGTCTGGAGTCTGACGGCTTGACGTGTGATTATTACCTTGAGAATGTCGGCGGATATGTCCGGATGCGGACGTATCGTTTTATGTCATTCGCCTAATCGTCTCTGTTCGTTATTAGTAAAGGGGTTTACTATGTCTTATCTCAAGTCTCTGGTTGCAAAGCGTCTCAAGTCGGTCTCTGGTAAGAATGACAACGGGTTCATTCTCTGGGAGGGAGTGTCACAGATTGACGGTGTCACGCCGGTAGTCTGTATCGTTACAGGTATCCGCAAAGCGTCCGCTAACGGTAAGACGGGAGACCTTATGCAAACGTGGATTCTCATGCAGGATGTCAATCCGGCACAGGCAGTCCGTGAGCGGTCAGAGGGTGGAGTGTGCGGGGACTGTGTCCATCGTCCACAGGCTGACGGTAAGCGGTCATGCTACGTCAATATGCGAACGCCCGGTAGTGTGTGGCGCAGTTACAAAGCGGGTAACTATGCCCGTCTTGACCCGCAGTACTGGTCATTATTGGGTCATGTTCGAGAAGCGGGTATCCGATTCGGTGCATACGGTGACCCCGGCGCAGTCCCTGTCAATGTGTGGCAGTCACTCAAGTCAATCGCTAGGTTTACCACGGGTTATACTCATACGTGGAGGTACAGTGTTAGTACCTATGCCGATGTCACTATGGCATCATGTGAGACTTTGGATGACTTGCGACACGCTGAGTCACTAGGTTACAAGGCGTTCCTAGTAGTCAAGGCTGGTGAAGCGAAGGATACCATCGGTGCAGGTATGGCACGATGTCCGTCCGACCCGTCACTAGTCGGGGTACACGTCCCTTGCAGTCAGTGTCAAGGGTGTAGCGGTGCAACGTCACGCCGTCACCGTGTCATCGAAGTCCACGGTGCGACAGCGCACCAATACCGTCCTCTGCGGATGGCAGACTAACATCGTCGGTTAGCCGGTGGTGACACCGGCACTCTCTCTCAGTAAAGGGGTTTACTATGCAAGTTCATATCTGTCAGTGGATTGGTTATCATGACCAGTTCAGTATTTCCGTTGACGTGCCAAAGGCTATCCGTTACCTAAAGTCTATGCATCCAGACTACACAAGGGGTAGGCTAACCCTTACTGTGATGTACTCACACGTTCCTGATAACTACCTGTTTATCGGTGGCACAGATAACGAGTACGCATTCCTGAAACTGAAAGTACCAGCGTCAGAGGCGAAGAAACTGATGGAGGTACTACAGGGTGACCTGTCACGCTTCAAGGGTGCAGTATTCATCAATCACGATATCGATATGCCTGAGACAACTAAAGGGGAATAGGGGTAACTATGAAAGCAAAGTATCTATCTAACACTCACGTATTCGACGTAGAGGGTATCTGTGTCCGCAAAGTCAAGACACTATTGGAACAGGCAGGTAAGGCGTTCATCCGTGGTAAGGATGTGCATATCACCTGCTGTCGCATCAGTGACGGTGTCGTAGTGGGTCACACAGTCATTGGCAATAAATACGGTAGGCTAATGACTGAGGATGAGTTAGTCAATACCTGCCTATTCTTGTGCAGTACTCAGTGTCTCGACGATTAGTCAATCTGGTAGAGTGTGAGTTATTGCACTTGCACTCTACCGTACAGTGTCGTATCATCATATAAGTGAAGGGGTTCATTATGAAAGTCAACAAGTCCGCAGAGCGTCTCGCAGATGTCGTGTCATCGTACACCACGTGTCACTCAGTCGTGTATCTCAGTCAGTACTACGTCAATGGTAGGGGTGACAAACTACGTATGGAACCCGTGTTCATTCGTACCAGAGTCAAGCAAGTAGACCTTTACACTGCACTCCAGCAGGGTACTACAAAGCCCGATGTTATGGTGTATTACTCTGACACCGGCGGATGTGACGTTACCTCTATCCGCTTCCGTGTCGGGTCGGCACACTTCTCGTTCACTATTATGGAAGCACTGCCAGAGGAGGACATCACAAATGCACTCAAGTAAGGCATACCGTGCCGGGTTCAAGGCAGGTCGCATCGTCCGTCAGTTCATCACCGCCAGTGTAATGCTGGCGGTGGCATACGCCCTGTACCTAGGTCTCTGGGTCATTCACTATAAGTAGAGGAGTCAACATTATGGTTATCGCAAGAATATTCAAGGGTGACGATGTCACCGGCACACCATCGTCGGAAGCATCAGAAGAGATGCCATTCGAGCAAGCCCGTAAGGACTTTCGTATGTGGATAGCAGGATGCTCTGACGGTGTCCTCAATATCCTGCTACGGGAGGGTGGATTATTCCACCTTGAGGGTGAGGGGCAGGTGTGCCAATGGCACTATCGTAATGGTGAGGTCACTGAGTATTTCGACGGTGGCGCAACGGTACTGGTTAGATAGGGGGAAACTATGAACGCAACAAAGCAAGCAGAGAAGGCATTCCTGAAGAATGCACGTATGATTTGGGTTCCTGTCGGGGAGCGTCACGTCTCTGTCCCGGTCACCGGGCGATGGGCTAAGGTCAACCGTATCACAGGACGGTGGGAGTTCTTTGTCCAGACGTTTGACGGCTGGATGACTGTAAACGACTCTGCACATAGTCAGGCTATCGACAAACGTGTGCCAGAGGTGGAACCCGACCACTTCCGTTTATTGAGGGAGGCACGTTCCAATGGCTGACATCGTTATGTCTGTACTCGTAGTTATGGGTGTTCTAGCCGTACTGGCTGGGAACATCCTGCTCGCCAGAGAGAACTGGCATCGTCACTAATCGTCACTTGTTCGCGATTATATTGGAGGGGTTCAATCATGAAGACATCTGTTCACATCTATCGTCCACAAGACCGGCTGTTCGAGCCGTTCTGCTCGTGGGAGTCTGACAAGACGTGGGAGGAAGCAGTCAAGCACATCGCACACCACCTGCCGTCGAAAATCTTCCGCAGTTCTTGCGGTGGCGATGACATCCGGGTCAGCATCATCAACCCGGCAGTGTTTCAGGTCACCACTCTGACCTACAAAGATGGGGTACTCACCGCTACAGGTGAGGGTCAGGACATCGTGGAGGCAATGGCAAAATGACAGGCAGAACAAACCGACTCGAATCGATTTCATTCTTCCGGATATCAACGGAAGGACACAAGAAAGTGATGCTAGACGCTAAGGTCTACGCCCAGCCTGACGGACTGTTCAGGCTGGATACCCAGCGCATCGACGTGACCGACCCATCCGGGTATCACTACGGGGACTTAGTGTCAACGCAACACCAGATATACCTTGATGCAGTCAAGGCTGGACTCGAATACGTAGAGGTCAATCTCTGAAAGGATAGGTGATAGGGCTATGATGGACGATGGATTCCTTAAGTTTGTATCGGAGGCAATGGAGATGCAGTTCTCTGGTGGCAGGTTCGACCTTGACCCCGTCACCACAATAGAACTGACCGTGTTCGCTAACAGTGAGACGGGCATAGTAACTATTGACGGATACATCAACACATCTGTGGATGACAGGCACATCCGGTTGCCACTTCCACAGCGGACGTGTAACATCCACCCTGCGACACAGTACGCAGAGACCCTGCGGTTTGTCGCTGATGCATACCAGACAGGCTGGTCTGTCAAACGTGGAACGATAAAGGAGTGTCGAACGTGAACTACAAAGCAATAAGTGCAGTGCTTGCAGTACTGCTATCCGTAATCTGTGTGGGCTATTACCTGCTATCTGTGGAGGTGCAATCACTCCGCAAGCACGGTGTAATCGTGGCAGGTACGCTACAGAACTCTAACATCCTGTCTGGTAAGACACCGACAGATGAGGAGTCACGTGCCATCGACTTTCTGCTACAGTACGAATAGACTTGCACTCTACCGTACAGTGTGGTATCATCTATATATTGGAGGGGTTCAATGAAAGCATCAGACATCAAGCGGTTAGTTCCTAGCATCCAGCGTAGGGTTCGTCTCGAAGAGAAGGTAGTCAAGGCTATCTACAATGCAGTAGCCGAGAAGGCTCACCGTATCCGTCTTCACGATGGGGAGGAGTGGGCAAACGACAACGTCAAGTCGTGGGCTGAACTGAAGAACGATATGCATCAGTGCGATGAGGAGTGGCTCCAGATTGTATTCAAGCCCGGCACATTCACTGACGAAGTCATGTCCGGCATCAAGCATCGCTGTACGCTGTGGCTAGTCTACGGCAACGATGGGTATGACGTGGTCGCTGACTGTGCATACAACAGCGAGCAGGTCGAAGCGTTCATCTCACCTATTATGGATGAAGCCGCAGATAAGGCTGAAAGATTAGCCGACTAGTCACTTGACATCACACCGTACAGTGTGGTATCATACATATATTGGAGGGGTTCAATGGTTACAAACAAACACGTCAAAGCATCTGACATCGTCATCACAGTCAAGGACAACGCACTCATCGAGGATGATGCTTGCAGGATGTCCATCTGCAATGTGAAGTGCATCCACTACCAGACACTTAAGTGGGAAGAGGCACTCAATATGGTGAAACGGATGGAAGACACTGAGGTTATCCTCTGGACATTCATTCACGATGATATGCCAACCACATATCACATTGACTTAGGTTCAATGTTACGAGTCACTGTGTCCATACAGTTTGGCGCAGATATGTTTGATGTGACAGTAAAGGGAGAAGCAGACAATGCATAGTGAAGAGATGAAGCAGTTCATGCTGGACTACAGCGAACTCAAGGCAAAGTATCCGATGGTGGCGTTCGATGCGTGGACACCGATTGACTACGCATACATCATCGCCGACATCAAGGGTGAGGATGAGCCAACGGAAATCAACTGGAGTGAAGACATCCACGTTCACATCGCTGACACGTTGATGCTTCAGTATGACGCTGAGTCTGGTCTCAACAACGACCTAGTCCGAGATACCATCGAAGACATCGTAGGTAGCGAAGAGTAGGTAGAACACAGGGCAGGGTAACACCTGCCCACCACTTAGGTTAGGAGTAATCATGTTCGTACACACAGATAAAATCGCTCGTCTCCACATCAATGGTATCCCGGTGAAGAACGCATCCATTGCAGGACTCTTCAAGCAGTGCATCGGATATAAGGTCACACTGCTTCTTACTGAGGATTCAGGTGCTAGTTATGAGTTCCCTATCAGTCGCAACAAAGCGAGCGACCTTTTGGCTCGTGGCTATCGCACTGTAGTTGACAGCCACGAAAAGACAATAGTCGTTCACGGTTCCATCACAGATTAGAGAGGTCTATCATGAGATACGAATACATCATCGAACAAAGTAGAAACAACGTAGAGTGGACGCAGATGCTGGGCTTGTTCACCACACTGAGCGGTGCAAAGTGTATGTCTAGCATGAGACTACACATCGCTCCGGGAGTTACAGTGAGGGTCAGCCGAAGACTGAAGCATACCTACAACTGGACTACGCTGTTCTACGCAAGTAAGCGTGACGAATACATCACCCGCAACTGGGTGCTGACAGGACGGCAGGAAACACGCAACGCACAAGGCAAGATTGTTCGCAACTAACACATATATTGGAGGGGTTCAATGAACGAAACACTAACGACAGAAGTCATCAACGTCACCGCTAAGATTGCGGATGCTCTTAATCAGTATCGCCGATATCACACAAGGATTTACATCGAGAAGACATCCGCAGGTTCAACGTCACAACATCTGGTAGCAGACCCAGACATGAGCCTCTTTGATGTAAGGACAATGATTATGTTATGCCCAGACAACATCAGGTACGTCAAGTGCCGACATACTGATTGTTTTTGGAATGACAGAATGTACATCGAGTTGAATCCGGGGACTACCCTTATGGTAACTATCCCTGAAGGGTACGAGATACATCCTGAGAACTACAAGAAAGTAGGAGACGCATCATGACACGAACACACGTTAGCCTGAGCGCACAAGCCGACCTATTTGGTCGGCTATACCGCAAGGCTTGTAAGTATGTAAACAACCACGAAGATATCCGACATCGTCATACTCTCTGCTCCTGCACGATGTCTGGCATCCCAACGTCACAGCGTATAGCAAACCTGATTGTCTGGTTTGAGCAACGTAATCTGCACCACTTGATGGCTACGGTTTACCGCTCGTGGTGGCACGATGACAACAAGATAATCTCAGGCTACCCACACATCGTTGGATACACCGTCAGCATAGACTCTGAAGGTGAAGTGGTAGGTGGAACTGTAACGATACAAGAGGGACACATCAATGATGTACCTACTAACAAACTGACGGAGATTACATTATGAGAACGCTACGATACTTGACTGTTGACAACCTTGACATCGCTAAGAAACTTGACCCTAACTACGAGTTCATCGAGATGCAAGAAGAGCAGACACTTACATCACCCACTGGTGAGGAGTACCTGCTACCTGAGCGATACCTTATTGCAGTGAAGACATCCATCCCACGCCGTACATTATGCACATCTACCGGCATTCGCCGAGTTCGCACTAGACTTCAATAGGAGTATTGATATGACACAACAAGAAGCATACATCGTCGTTGGTTACACTGAAGAGACCAATAAGTGGATTAAGCCAATCACACTTGTTTGCAAAGTCTACAATCACAATGAAGACCCATTGGTTGTTGATAAAGATAATGCGTGGTGGGTCACCATATTCTTTGAGGAGCAACGTGATAATACCCGTGTCTTCTATGATTGTATGGAAGCACGATGCTATCTGAAAGGTATTGAGATGGGCATAAAGCACATCGAGTACATGAAAGGTAAGTAGATATCTATCGTCACTTGACAGATACCGGATTGTCTGGTATCATACATATATTGGAGGGGTTCAATGAACGCAATCGAGTTTTCAAAGAGTTTGTTCTGCGCTATGGATAAGTCCGCTACTGGTGAGATTGGTTACGCCAACCACAGTGACATCAGTGTTCTCTCTGCTCCATCAACTGATGGTGAGACACTGCTCACGACGATTGGACATCCAGTTGCTGGTGGAAGCGTTCAGGTATCTGTACGTAGCAAGCCACACAACAACTTCACAGAGAACCTTGTATCTCTGGTCATCCACACTCATGCTAAGTATGCCGAGTACCTCAACGCATACTACGCCACGGGACATCACGACAAGGTCTACTTCCGGTCTACCCTTGACCAACAGTTGATTGACCTTGAGTTGAGCAACAACAATGGCAACCCAGTTGATGAGGATGCAATCCTTGATGAGTTGTGTGGTGATGACTGCACTGAAGAAGAGCGCAACGAACTGCGTGATAGTTTGAATGAGGTTGCTCGATGTATCGAGGAACTGAAAGAGATAGAGGATACGGAAGATGAAGGTTAAAGTTACCAACTATCGGTACTTCATGCGAACGGAAGGGCTTCTCGAAGAAGCCTTCACCGTTACACAGAGTCGTGGTACACGCCACCTGCCTAAGTACGATATCAGCAAGTGGCTGAATGGTCTGGGTGTTGAACACGACACTATCATTGATGGGGACGCACCACTTGAATACAAGTGTAACATCGGAGCCGGTGAGGATGAAGAGAATGGTACGAAAGCCCTCTTTACCTGCGCCTTTGAAGACAAGGAGATTGAACTGTAATGCATCCATACGAACTGGGAATCAACACTAAGGTTGCTGTTGTATTGCACAAGACGTACGCACTGCCTGATGTCAAGAAGCCTACGAAGAAGCAGTACGCTGACTACTTGAAGTTGGCTAACGACTACAAGCACAACATCCTGCATGAGAACGTGAACTACGAACTAAACAAGGATGGCATCTACTATGCTCTCTACATCCAGCGTGAAGATGAGGTAGATGGCATCTACTTTACAGTAAGGAAGAAGCATTGAAGAGGCTAGGCTCCTTCCTGCTGTACGCCTCTATACTGATGTTCCTTCTAGTTGATGCTCCGTCTATCTTCTTCTTGAAGGTACTCACTGCATCTGCTGGCATCATACTGATGTCGATGGGGTACATGAGAGATGAACAGTCCGAAAGTAACTAGGCACGGTGTACTCCTGTGGCAAGTCCGCAGGGGTGCATTCGTTCATTACTACCATAGTTGTGGGGAGGCAATGCTTATCGCTCGCTCAATGCGAGACGAGTTAATGGAAGGCAAGCGCACTGGTGTAGTCAAGGTATTGAAGTGCAACTTCACGCTACCAAACAAGCACCACTGGAGGACGTGTGATGTCATTGACCTACTCAACGGCAAGTATGGATGGAGTCTGATAGCAGAGTTCTCCATACAGGCTGGGCTTATGAAGCGATACGTTGACAAATCGAAGGGTCATGTAGGTGTCTCTGTAACCGAGTTCGGAGCCAGCATATCTATGCATAGCCCTGAGTACGAGGAAGCAGTCAAGTATGTAATGGAGGATGACATCCTGCGTGAACTACTTGTACGTGCGCCGACTATGAATGCATTCGTTGTAGCCATCAACAAGATAGATGCAATGAAGCCACCACTGAATAGAAAGCGTTGCCGGTTCATATGGAACTGGCATCACGTATAATGTTTCTACTATGCGGAGAAACACACCAGAGGCAAGTCTGCAACGTCTAGTTGTAGATACGCTTACACTACTCGGCTACCGTGTCTTTGAGACCGGCAAGTCACGCAGTAAAGTACGCTGTACCAAATGTGGTGCATCATCGTACGCTACAGGATGGCAGGGCAACACACCCGGCTTACCTGACTTATACGTCCACTCACGAAGCAAGGGCTGGAAGTCTATGGCACTTGCCATTGAACTAAAGGCTCAGAAGGGTGTTGTCTCCCCTGTACAGCAAGAGATAGCAGATGCTGGTATGTCTACCATCTGCTGGAGCCTTGAGGATGTCCTCAATGTACTGCTTTCTGTAGAGGAGAAGAACAACAACTGGCTCGCCGTGGATAAGTTAGTGCGCTTTCAAATGGAGGGATTGAAATGGAATACAAAGACACAGGATGTGAGTGCTGGGACTACACGCTCAACAAGGGAGGCGATGACATCGTCTACATTGGAAAAGACGGATTCTACGCCAAAGAAGTTGTCCATAACGAATGGAGATACGTAGACGTATCCGAAGAGCAAACCGATGAACTGAACGTACCGATTCAAGTAGCACATCTTATGAGTGACTACAGATTCTGGAACTGGAATGGTCGTAAGGTTTCGCTCATTGGATGTCTGGGTACGTTATGTGTAACGCCATTCGATGCACCGTCTGGTACGCCGACACCTGACCTACGGGGATTCATATATCAGGTTACCAAGTTCGACCCTGAAGGCTCCCGGTCACCATACGCACCACACCCTGAGTGTGGGAATATCCCACTACTGTTCTCTAAGATTGGCTCTGTAGCGTATATGGTTACAAAGCATATGGGTAAAGAAGAAAGCCAGTCGCTATTCACTAACCCATACCACTGCATAGTGTGTACGCCACTCGCTAAGATGCTACTGCTTGAAGAGAACGTGTTCTTAGATGGCAAGCACTTCAACTTGAGGGCTATATCTAAACTCTCACCACACTCTATGCCAGACCCGGAAGAGTTTCTAATCAACAAACTTTCACTTGACAATACGGTAGAGTAGTCGTATACTTATCTACGTAAGGGAGAAAACAATGTTCCAATCAGAATGTTTGAGTAAGATGGCTCCTGACCTTGTAAAGGCTCAGGCTGGTATCAACGGTGTCGCTAAGGATGGCAACAATCCTATCTTCAGAAGCAAGTACATCACGCTTGATTCAATCCTTCTCGCTGTTCGTCCTGTACTCAGCCAGTGCAACATCTTCTTGTCGCAGTCAGTGCAAGAGTACACAGAGAGCGAGATTACTGTTCGCTCCACATTGATTCATGCCAGTGGTGAGTGGATTGCCAATGAAGTATCTGTACCAGTCAACCCTATCATCAACAGGGATGGCAAGGTACAGCCAGTAGATGCACACCGTGTTGGTTCGGCTATCACGTATGGTCGAAGGTACAGCCTGTCAGCACTGCTTGCTATCGGTGAAGCGTCTGACTCTGACGATGACGGCAACAACGCTAGTGGATACCAGAATGGAGTTCAGGCTCCACAAGTATCACAGAAGCGTCCACAGGCTCCACAACCACAACCGGAGAAGGTTACTTCTAAGCCTAGCCCACTTGAACTATTCAACGCTCAAGTTGACCGATTGTACGGTAAGGAAACCAGCAAGGCTGACCGCAAGGGAATCCATAATGCGGTTTCTGCTGGAGGTGCGGAAGTTCCAATCACTGGAGCATCACTTGCACACGTAACCGAGTGCCTCTCTGAGTGTAAGACTCAGGAAGAGGCAGACACTTTCATTGCAGGATGTATGGAGGCAGATAAGTAATGGCTATCATCCAGATTGGTGAAGACCTATTCGACGAAGAGACAGGTGAGTACGCCGGGGCTGCAAACCCCGGTTGGCTTCCTGCTGTACTTGAGACTGAAGATGACCTCATCAACTACATGAGGATACTTATGGAGGCTGAGTCATCTGCTCTCGCAGAAGAGATGAAGTACAAGTCTGTGGTCGCTAACGTACAAAAGATTGTCAAGCGAAAGACATCAAAGGTCAAGTATCTGCGTGATATGTATCAAGGGCAGGTCAAGAAACTTGTCGAGCAGATTCTCCCACGTGACCGTGATGGCAACTTCCGAACGAAGACCTATCGCAATCCGTGGGGTAAGGTTGCGCTCCGTGAACAGAAGACTAAGTTGGCTATCAGTGATAGCGGTATGGCACTACGCTTTGCACAGCAAGAATGCCCACAGGCTATCAAGACAACTGAGAGTATTCTAGTGAGTATGATTCCTGACACAGTGAAGGACAAACTCTTCAATGATGCATCCGTTGCTGAGGCTTACGGATTCCACGTGATTGAAGGTGACAACTCTGTTGCAATTACAACTATCGAAGAGGGTAAGAATGAAGCACCGTAACGATTGCATCAACTGCTTGAACACACTACTCATGATACGTGCAACCTTGCACAATACTGCGATTAGTAGTGAAGCATCGACTGGTCAACCGCAGTACCCACTCAAGAGAATCCTTGATGGGATGGATGAGACTATCGAGTTTCTTGCTAAGGAAGTTTACACTACTGCTACTGAGCGGAAGCCACGAACACTTAGTGATAAGTTCAATATGTTCGTAGGTCTGAAGAGACTATGAGCGAAGAGGTAGTACACATCGGCAGTCTGTCCGATGCTGTATCTATCAGTGAGACTGGTCTTTCGGTAGTTCGTGAACTATCGTTTGACCAGTGGTCTTCACTTATGGGTACGCTCAGTCGGATGGATACAGCCTTCCAGTTTGCCTTAGGTGATGCCTTGAACTACGGTTCTAGCCGGTACGGTGAACGCTACTCACAAGCAATCGAGATGACTGGGCAATCTTACCAGTCGCTTGCAAACTATGCGTGGGTGGCTAAGGCAGTGCCTTCTGAACGAAGAGTCGCTGGTCTATCGTGGACGCACCACAGGGTAGTCGCAAGGCTTGAGCCTGAGGAGCAGTCACGCCTATTGAATGTGGCTAAGGATAACGACTGGACAATCTCTGCACTTACGGAAGAGGTGCGGGGTGAGCCAGTGGTTAAACCTGCCATTGAGTCTGTGATAGTCCCGGAAGGGATGTCACCTAAAGAAGCAAGTGCTGTTTTGCACAATGCTACGAAACTGTGTCACGACCTTTGTGACTCGTGTCCATTCAAAAAGTAGTATGGTAGAGTACAGTCCCGGCGCAAGTCGGGACTATGTAAGTATGAGGGACAAAACTATGGTAACAATCTTTAACGGGCGATGTCGTACGGCATCGACATCTGGCGATGCATCATTCATTCAAATAGAACACCGTATACTCAAGCATTTGAAAGAGTTTACAGGCAACGAGTGGTTGGTCTTCACTGCACTTGCTTTGCACGTTGACGATGAGGGGCGATGCTTCCCTTCAATGGCACGTATCATGCACGTTACCGGACTTACTGCTCCCACTGTACGCTCTGTGATGCGTACCTTACAGGACAAGCGCATCGATGGTGGTCTCGTCCTTTCAGTGACCGACAGATTCGCTGACAACAACCGACAGACCAGCAACGAGTACATCCTCTTCCCCGGCATTGAGGGGGTAAAACTTTTAGAGGGGGAGGGGAAAGATTCTATAGGGGGGGAGGGTACAAAAATTTTAGACCCCTTTAACAAGAATCAGAATGAACTAGAACCAATTAACAAGAAGGGTGTACGCACTCGTGGCGTATCAAAGAAGATGCCTAGTGCTGATGACCCTGCTCGTGCTGTGTACTGTGCATTCCGTCAATGGAAGTATCCACAGGCTGACCCTCAAGACTTCAACCTGAGTGAATGGACAAGTGTGAACTACATCATTCGCCAGATGGTCACGAAGGGTGTAAGCCCAGAGACATTGGTCAATGCCTGTATCAATCTCGCCACTAAGTGGAACAACACCGATATGGTTACCATCCACTCCTTGTGGAAGCACTGGTCAACTGCAACGCAGTTGGACAACAGAGGTCTGCGAACTATATCGAAGAAACTCACCACGATTGACCACGCTCAGTCAGCAGTCAACGTGATGCAGTCTCTAAACAATCTTCTTGACAACTCCTGATAGTACAGGATAGTATTGATGTGGAGGAACGAACTATGGCACTAGACATTGATATGTACACACACGTTGGCTGGACGCTTCCAGCCCAACTGCTCGCTGAGTGTGAGCGAGAAGACGATGAGTCCAGTCTCACCATCACGTACCACGGCATCCTAACTGACAAGGTCGTGGAACAGGCAAGGAAGATATTCCGCAAGGAGCCAATCGACCCTGAGTTGTTGAAGGATGGCGATGAGTGGGTTGAGAAAATCAAGTGGGCTATCGAAGTAACTGATGAAGACGGACAACGGTCAGGTGCGCCTCCAATGGATGAGGAGGACGTGCTTGACATGATTAGTCACTGGCTTGACGAAGAGGTTCAACCAGAGATTGACCATTATGTGGAAAAGAAGTTTGAGGCTTGTCAAAGCGGAGAGGAATGGGAGAACTACTATGACTGAGAAGACATTTGGAACGGTTGCTGGAATCTTGAGCGCAATGCCAGCACAACAGCGATGGGATGATGGTGTAGCCACTGGCTATGCCATCGCACTCAAGGATGTGGATGATAAGTCCGGTCTCGATGCAGTGATTCAACTGCTGAAGACTGAAGACTATCGCCCTTCACCTGCATCCATTCTGCGTAAGGTCAGGATGATTCACTGTGGTGAGACTAGCGTCACACAGATGTTCAATCGGATATGCAGATACCTATCTGATGTGCATCCTATGAATCGAACTGAGAAGGAAGCAGACTGGCTATCAAGTCGAGAACTGCACCCATTCGATGTCGTGGCAATCAAGTACATCGGTGGCTGGGGACGAGCCGGTTCAATGGACAGAGAGAGGCTCCTGAAGGCACTTGATGGCTGGACTAACGACTCCACCGAGAATGTGAAGATGCTTGTTCAGAATGACGTAAAGAGGATTACAGAATGACAGAACTTGAAAACAAGGTATCCGAATACCAGCGCAAAAAGCGTGAGAATCATTACCCACACGATGTGATGGTTGAGATGAGTTTCCTAGGATGCATCCTGCTCGGAGGCAAGAAGACCTTTGATACTGTCGAGTATCTAGTCAATGAGCAGGACTTCTATCGACCCGGACATCAGGCTATCTTCACTGCGATGAAGAAGGTCCTGAACGAAACACAAGGCTCCTGCGACATCGTTCTCTTGAATGAGGAGTTGACGAAGGCTAATCAGATTGACCTTGTCGGTGGGCTTGCCTATCTGATGCAACTGGGTGACCTTGAGTACACCACTCAGAACGCTCCAGTGTACGCAAAGGGCATCAAGCGATACGCCAACCTGCGTAACATCGTCATCAACGCTGAGTACGCTATAGGGAGAGCGCAGGAGACTGAGACGGACCCTGACATCATAGCACTGGACTTTGCTAAGGGAACTGAGAGTAAGGTCGCTACAAACACCATTAGCAACGCTAGTGATGTACTACGAGCTGGAATCGATGCAATGCGCTCAGGGAAGCGTAAGGGGATTCCTACAGGCTTCTCTGACATCGAGCGTGTTGTCAATGGATGGAAGAACGGTGAGTTAATCATCGTCGGTGGAAGACCATCTATGGGTAAGTCATCCCTAGGATTGCAGTACGCAATCAATGCATCCGTTCACTGCCGTAAGGAAGGCAAGGGCGGAGCGTTGTTCATCTCAGTTGAGATGTCTGAAGATATGATTAGTCAGCGACTCCTTCAGATAGTTGGAGGCATCAATGCTCAAGGACTCGGTGGAGCATACATCTCACAGGTAGAGCAGAGTGCTATCATCAAGGCTCAGTCTGAAGTAGATACCCTGCCGTTGTTCTTCTCTACTGAGACTCCCGTAACAGTCGCATCGATACGTGCTAAGGCTCGTGAACTGCAACGCCAGAACAAGTTATCCCTCCTAGTCGTTGACTACTTGCAGATGCTTGAGACTGGTAAGGAGACGCAAGGTCGAACACGTGACATTGGCGTACTCAGCCGGGGACTGAAGTCTCTTGCCAAAGAGTTTGATATTCCAGTGATTGCACTGTCATCCTTGTCTCGTGCAAGTGAACAGCGTAACGACAAGCGACCTATCATGTCTGACCTACGTGAGTCTGGAGACATTGAGTCTGATGCTGACGTGGTACAATTCCTGTACAGACCAGACTATTACGATGAGAATCGGTCCAACTGGGATGATGACAGTCCATCTGAGACAGAGATTATCACCGCTAAGAATCGTAATGGTTCCATCGGAGTGTCAAAGGTCGAGTTCAAGAAGTCGCTTGCTAAGTTCAGCGACATACAACTAGAAGGGTTATTGTAATGGAAGTAAAGCCACGTGGAGGCTACAAGAATGTTAGCCGTTGGCAGAAGATTGCTATTGAAGCAGTACTAATGTACGGAGGTAGGCAAGCAGCAGCAGACCATTTGGATATGCCTAAGAAGTCTTTGGATGACCTGCTGTATCGTGCGTATCGTGCATTAGATGTAAAGAATTTTGATGAAGCAGTCAACAAGTTGGGTATCAAAGAGAAGTTGGGATTCAAGGTCAAGGGAGATGGCAATGAACTTTCTGGGAATAGTGCTTAGTGTTATTACTGCACTTGTTGTATTCACAGTGATTGGATTCACCTACATATCAAGAAGCATCGAAAATTACATCAATGAAGGGGAAAAATGATAGGCGCAAAGACAATATCAAGCATCAGTAAGTCTGGTTACGGGAAAGACGTAAAGCCTAGGAAGCCTAAAATCATTGACCAGATTCCAGAAGATGTTCAACTACGCATAGCAGACCTATACAGTCAGGGTATGAGTATGCGGAAGATTGGTGAGAAGTTAGTCAGTGAAGGTGTACCTCATCCACAGACACCTGTTCCGTGGGGTACTGAGGCTATTCATCTTGTGATAAAGCACCATAAAGAGAAGGCACTATGACACTTGACAACCTGTCACTTGTGACATATACTTCCTGTGTTAATGCTCATAGTTAACGTCCCCCAACTATAGGGTAGCAGTTCAGCCACAACTGCTACCCTACTTTTTATCTGTAGAGGGAAACCTTCTTAGTTGTAGAGTCAACATCAATTTGTAGATTCTGCCACGAAGCGAACTCACGTATAGGAACCATCAATCGTCCTTGAATCAGAACTGTGTTACAAGGAACCTTCTCTTCATCCCAATAAGGAATGGAGTCGAACGTCAAACGAACTTTAGTTACTTCACCATATATGGCTTCAAGACATTGACGAAGACCTGCGTACAGCCGACCATCGTGCGATACAGCAGTTACTTCATCTGGTCCAATATCAACTGTCCACGCAACCGTAGACAAAGTATCCTCTTCATACAGGTCAGACCATCTAAGGAAAACAATAGATGACTTAGAGCGACCTGTGTACATATCAGTGCGCTCAACAACCTTAGTGCCGTTACGGCTACCGTCTGTGTTGCTGTTGCCTTCAATGGATGAGTAGACACCGTCCTTGAGTCCAGACACAAGCAAGATGTGTACTGCATCATTCTGGTTCTTGCGATTGAGGATAAGACCAATGTCACCTACCTCAGGTGTAGTGTGTACAATCTTCAGTTTCCTGCCACGTGCAAGCCATAGGTCACAGTCGGCAGACAATCCTAGATACCAATCCTTACCAGTCATATACTTCCAACGATTGGCTACTGCACTCATGTATGATGCACACCAGAAACTACCCACTGGTACGCCAACCGCCTTATTCCAAACGTCGATGTGGAATCCCCGGTTGCTTCCTTCCGGGGACTCTGTCGTGCCAACCCACTCTCGTGCGATGTCAATGAACCGTTGTTTATTGGACATTACGTGCTTGCTCCTCAAAGAACTCGTCTTCATCTGCTCCAAAGATTGTATATTCCCATCCGGGGACAGGATTATCATTGTCATTCGCTTTATACTGCCACTTCAGTTCTTTTGGCGAATATCTCACACGACCACCTAGGAATGCTAGGGCTGCGACTGCACCTGCTTCTGCACCGGGGTACTGTCCACCACGACCAGAGACTGAATCGTATGTATCCATAGCATCCTGCGCCCACAGGTAGAAGAGTCTGTCAGCGACAAGGTTACTTAATTTAGGAGCAGGAAGGTCTATACCCATCTCAAGGAGAGCAGGGCGTGTTACTGCATTCCAATATGTCTGTAATGGTTTGTATGTTTCACGTGATGGCTCACCGATGATATTACGTCCAGTAATCATGTCGTTAGCCAGAGATACAGCAGGTGATGCTTTACTCATAATCAACATCTTCAACTGGTCGGCAGTACGAGTTAATCTTTCTTCAGATGACTCACCCGGCTTAGTCTCAAGTCCACCTATAAGCGTACTCATAATTTCCATCTGGTACATAACTCCACCCGGAGCCTTGAAGACGTAGTCTCCAACTCGGATGGAAGAACCGAGTCCCTTGACTTCAACTTCAGTTCCGTGTTCACCGAATGGATTGAATCGGCTAAGAAGGAATCCGATGAAGGCAAACATACCAGCGGACTTCATGAACAGACGATTGTTCTCTGCACGTACGTATGGGTCAATGACTCCATATCGCTTGTACAGACGGTTCAACTCTAGTAACTTAGTACCCTTCTCTGGTGAGAATGTCGTGTACACAGAACGTAGGATTGGGTCGAACATGAAGCGACTTGCAAGCCACCGTGGTGCGAACATCAGGTTACGTAGGTTGCTTCCGATGAGGTCATCCATCTCCTTGTCACTGGAGAACTTTACGTCACCCTGCGCTACGTTCAACATACCTGCAAGGTCTTTTGCAACCTCAGTAAACTTAGATGACTTAGGGTTGTATCCAATCTCAATGTAGTGTTGCATACCTTGAGTAAACTTCATCATCTTGATGTAGTCTTTGGTCATCGCCATCGTTCGCTCAGATGCACCCTGTAGTGGTTGATGCTTCAGAAGTTGATGTGTAGGTGACAAGTCCTTGTCAACACCTAACTCATCAACATTCATAATCGTTGCACGTGGGTCTTTCTTACGGAGTTCAGCGAGACGCTCATCAATACGGTGTGTATTAAGTGTAAGACCCGCTTCAACTCCCAGTTCGTAGAATGGGTTACTGCGAAGTTCGTCACCGAGTTTATGGAACTCCTCACGACCGAGCATTCCATTCTGATTGATGATTGTTCCATCTGGCTTTTGATAACCTAGGTTAGGCTTCATCATCTTCAGTCCAATCATGAACTGATGTGCGAACAACTTAGGATTCTCAATCGGGTTAGCAGTTACCCAGTTCTGAATCAAGATTGCAGACCAGTCACCTCCCACACTGTTACGTGCTAGGTCATTCACGAAGCCGTATGGCTTCATTACCCAGTCAGTTATCTTGAGTGCTTCTTTGACCTTAGATGGGACTTCTGCTGGGTCTTGTGTTCGGACTACCTTCACAGTTCCATCATCGTCAACTGTTGTTACTTCACGTACTGGTGGCTTGACTGGACGTGCAGACCAGAGAGTCTTGTACGTGTTAGTAGTTGGAGCCTCCATAGGTTTACCGTATGGGTTGTACATAGCAGTAGGAGTACCTAGAGAAGACGGAGCGTGTGTACGCACTTCTTTTTCAGGCTCGTAATGCTCGAACAACTTAGATGCATCGGTCTCATATTCAAGGATTCCGATGCTCCTGTTCATCAACTCTTCTTTACTAAGACTAGCAAGTTTTCCTGAACTCGCAGGGAAGATAGTTGTAGCAGGTAGACCTAGTGCTTCATAGTTCAACTCAACACTAGCCAGCGTTTCGACTGCACTTATACGTAAGCCACCGCCAGCATCCAACAACTCCTTAGTGTTCTCCCACCTATCATTAATTGCTTCTCGTGTATAAGCCTTTGACTTCCACTGAGCATATGCAATAGCGTATACAGGATTGACTCCAGTTGTATCTTTAACGGATTGAGGTGCTTTGTTGTTTGCAAGCCAGTTCATAGTTGCTGATAGTTTCGTAGAAACTTCTGGGTCACGCCTACGGAACGAAGGCATATATGTTTCAATCTCACCTATAGCATCATAGTAGTTGTCTATAACCAGTTCATCTGGGTGTTGCATTCGAGCATTAGTCATCATCAATATGTCAAGCCCGTGATTGTCATTGATGAGTTCTTCAACCATCGACTTGTATTCAGATGGGACAGACTTATTGTCGATTCCAGACATACGTCTTATTCGGTCATTGATAAACGACTTACCGGGGTCCTTAGTCGTAAGTGCAAGTTTAACCCTACGAGTAGCAGCACTTCTCCACGTATCAAGTTCCTTGCTATCAATAAGCACGTTACGAAGATTACTTGCAACCTTTGCAATGTCAACTGCATAGTCAAAACTATAGGTAAGAGATACTACTGCTGGCGTACCACCTAGACCCTCACCTTCATTTTCACCTTGTCTGTGAACTAACGTATCGTCCATATTTCCATTTCGTCGAGATATGGTATTTGCGGATACAAGACTTCCATCAGTGATATTAATCAAGGCATTGGATGCGTGATAGAGTTTTGCCTTTCCATTGACTGGATTAACAACAGGCTTGTTATTAACATCTGTAATGTCATCAAGTCGCTGGATGTAAGCCTTTACATATGAGCCTAGCGTAACATTTGCAGTACGAGAACCTTCATCTAATACATCTAGTTCTTGAAGTGCTTTGACACCAGCCCTTCTGTTTCCAGTAATGTTCACCTTAGCAAGCACTGCTTCCATTAGGTACTCAACCATATGGTCACGGTTATCGCCGAACATCTGGAATAAAGCAGAATTCCTATTAGACATTTGATTGACAATGTCAGGGATGATTTCCCAATCATTGTCGTTGGTGAATATTTTCTCTGCTGCTACATCTGGTGACTCATGTGTATTGAAGTCTCTTGACCTTAGACCACCATACTGTGACCACGACTGGGCATCACGCTTACGTGCGCTGAACAGTGTTACACCACGTCCACTAGCAAGTGTTGCAGGCGAGAACGAGTTATTACTATCAGTAATCTTCAGGTGACCAAACTGATTGTTAGCATCTTTGTAGATAGTATCGATGCGCTTGTCAACACCAACTACACCCGTCTTGATTGCATCAAGCGGTGGTAATCCAGTCTTGCGAGAATCCTTTGAAGAGAAGGTACTGTAGGCACTTCTACCAATAGTTTCAGACCACATACCCCAGATAGCCATTGGGTCTTGAGTAATAGACGCATGAGCAGCAAAGGCTAGGTTATGTGAATGCTCACCACCAGATACAACCTGCACGTTTGCACGTATAGACTGATAGATAGCATCAATGACTTCAGAGTGCTTCAGTGGCTTTCCGTCAATAGTAGTAATGCCACTGTTCTGTAGTAATGGATTGTATGGGTCAACACGTGTATCTGGCTGGATAATAACCTTAGATGCACCACGTGAATCAGGGAATCCAACTGTCAGTTCAAGGAACTTAAACTGCTTTGGTAGTTCCTTTATAAGTGCCGGATAAACCTTCTTGCTATCAGTGTTTGATATGAACGTATCAGGCAACTTATTAAACTGATTACCAGCCTCAGTCCAACGCTCAAGCGTATCTGGAGCAACATTCATATCAAACTTAGCCGGTAGGTTAACCGTCTTGCCACGAACAGCAGACAATGCACCTTCAATGGTTTGCCGAATCGTTACATCGAACTTAGGATTCGGGTCTACTCCGAAGAGGTTTGGTGCGGAGATATTAAGGACATTACGCGCTTCATCGTAGTTGATGGCATACCCCCGACCATTTTCATTTCCGAAATTCCAGAGCCTTTCAGTAGACTGGACACCTTGAACTGGAATATCTGCTTCAATGAATTTATCTGCGACTTGCTTAATGGCTTTACCGAAACTTTCGAGCGAGCCTTCATAGGACTTTCCTCTTTCCTCAAGATGGGTCATTGTCACAGACTTACGGTCTGGACTAATACGAATTGCAGGATACTCTTTCCGGATTGATGAATACACATCATCCGTAATTGCATCCGTTGAAGTGAATGTGATTGATGGCTCAACCGAATAACCCTTGTCGCTATACCCTAAAGGCTCAGTCTTGCCAGCCTGTGTATGTAGCAACAGGTTATCGATACCATTGCGTTGAACGAAGTCCAGTGCCTTCTTCAATGAACCGAGTGTGTCGGTTGCGTCAATGGTTCCATCAACAACAAGAACGTCATTGATTTCCAACGTACGAATATCAGCAGTCCCATCGAATGTACGATGTGCATCCGCAACTACACGGTCATCAACGAACTGCTTGATTACATCTCGTGGCACACCATCGTATGTTGCGTAATGAGCAAATGCTTCAGGTGTTATCGAATGTGGATTAGAGTTACCTGCTATTCTCTGTGCTGCTTCTTTACGAAGTGTTGCGTCAGCACCACGTCTCCGAGACTGGTACAGGACATTGCCTCCTGTGTTTCCAGCCCCACGTTGAGCATTCGATTGTCTCTCACGATTCTGTAGTTCCAGCGTACCCGTGTAGGTTTCAAGAGACTGGATAGTATTTGCGAGGTCTTTGAGTCCTGCTCTTGTCCATTCAAGTGTGTTGAGTTTGGATGTTTTTCCGCTGGCATCTTTATATGTATATTCCTTGAGGAATTGTCCCTCACGAAGTGAACCAACGATATTAATCCACTGGTTATAATCAGTATGACTTACGTCATTAGGTATGTTTGTTATGAGACCGTAATTCAATGCACGGTTGGCAGCAGACATCGTACGGTTACTGAGACCTAGGAGATAACCCTTCCACTCAGTACTAGTCCGCTCCATACCATCCTTGTCCAACTTGATTATCTTGTCAACAAACGGAATAACACCATCCTTTGAATCGGTAATCCTATCTAGAAGACCAGATGGATTATCCTTCATGAGTCGTTCATTGGTATTGGTGTATGTTCCACGAAGACCAATGATAGGCGTTCGCACCTTTGTTGAGGAGTCAGTCTGTGTGCTGTAACCACTGACCCACTTGACCATCATTGAGCCTAATTTAGGACTCATACCCTGAGTGATTCCACCTACACTAATAATCTCAGATGGCATAACAACTGTAGAGCCAAATGCATTCGCATTCTTAGTATCTGTGGTGATGATTGCTGAACTTACTGGGTCAAGTAATTCAACTGTAACCATAGGCTCATGAATCATACTGTCAGGAATAAGACCCGGACCCTTAGGCTTCTCCTTAGTCTTCAACACAGTTGCACGAACAAGTTTGCCGTCTATCTGAAGAGTTACTGGGATACCATCCCAAAGGAATACATTGTTATTGTCGTAAGGAACAGACCACTCAAGGCGATTAGCCCTCCAGTTGACATGACCAGCAGCGTCCTTGAATCCATAGGTCTCTGCATATGCCTTCTGCATAAAACCACTTATCTTGCCCCAGATGTCATTAAGTCTAGCCTGACCAGATGCTGCACCACGCAACGATATAGGAGGTGTTCCACTGAGGAATGACTGTTCCATTGCGGTTGCAAACATCTCGTGCAACTCATATGGGATGTAAGACTCATTGAGTTTAGTTGGCTTACGTAGTGTCTTACCAAAGCGGGTGGCAAGTTCACTAGCCATATGCACAGGCATATTGTCTAAGATTGCATGACTAATCTCGTGTACGGTAGTTCCGATATCAGAGTTGTTAGCCATAACGAATACAACCTGCTGACCTGCGTTTGTTCGCTCGTCAACAATAGTCGTGTATCCACCACGCTTCTCGAATATGTTGTCGTAGGCACTGTCCAACTTAGGACCGGCATCAATAACCTTGAACACAGGGATGTTCGTCTTGTACCTGTCGGCAACCATCTTCATGCGGACACGCTCTATGATGCTACGCCGTGCGTCATCACCAGTGATGTCCTCAAAAGTAAGACCCTTAGGTACGAAGTACTCTCCGCTTAATTGATTATAAAGAGTTGCAGATGAAGATGCCTCTGAATCAATAGCCTCCATAATGCTGTTGATGCGTGGCATATCGTATTGCTGTATCAATGCAGCAGCACGATTACGCCGTAGAGCAATCTTCTTTGCAGCCTTACTTAGGTTGTCGCTTATTGGCTCTGGGGAAAGAGGCTGTCGGCTTTCAGCCTGTGTTTTACGCTCTACAGGAATGATTGCTTCAACATCCTGCATTACCAACTGCGCTACGTACAAGTCACGATTTACAAAAGCGTGAATCATTTCATCGTAGTAAGCAGCAACAGCCTTTGCAGCAGTAGTGGAATCAGCGTCACCCTTTACCTGACCACTGCGTACAAGCACATCCTTTAAAACAACTTCAAGTTCTTGACGATTCCTTGCCTTTGCAAGTACTTCATTGATATCGCCAACACCTTCTACAGATGCACGAATGCGAACAAGCGAGTCACCTTCAGCAACTGTTACATCACCGGGCTGGACATTCTCAAGGTAACTTCCTTCATCTACTGCTTCAATGTCACCTTCAGCAATCATTGTCTCTTGAGTAGGAGTGAGTGTTACTCCTGCTTCAGCGAATACATCGAGTGCAACATCTGGAACGAATGAACCATCAGACACAATGTCGGCTGGTGTCATCTCACGTACTTCAAAGCCAGTTGATTCTGGTGCTACCTCTGCGGTTGAAGCCTCAGTAAATGCTTCAGGCGTAACAGGTACTACAGGTGCAGTAGTCTTACGAGCATCATATGAATCCCACTCACCACGTAATCTGCGTAGTTCATTTGTAATACTTGTTGTAGATAAACCACTGTCACGGGAAGCACCAGTAATTACGCTATTAATCCTGTCAAGGATTGGCTTAAACTTACCAGCACCAGAACTACCTGCCCTAGGAGTTGTATTGTATGTACTTAGTTCTGTGAAGAAGATATTGTCGGTATGTGGCAATTCTTCTTTAGGTATTGTCATGAAGTCTGGGTCATTAGTTTGCAGACTTCTGAGGTCACCATAGTAATTGTTTAAAAGGTCTGAACCATCCCGTAATTCCTGTTGACCATACGAATCAAGGATGTTCCTACTTGAACTCTTGTTTAACCAACCATCTGAACCAAAGCCAAAGAATGGATACCACTTACCGGGAAGAACAGCCTCACCAGTAGTTGCATCAACCTTAGGGTTTTCACCGGAACTAAGATAGTAAAGAACATCCTGACCCTTGATATTAAGAATAGTAATAAATCGTCCACTGTGACCTACTACTTCAGGTATTCCAGTAACGCCATCAGTACGCTCAAGGTCAACAATCGCTGGTCCAGTAATCTGCGGGAACTGTTGAATAGCAACGTCTGGACTTAACTGAAGTTCAGGTCGGATGGCAACTACACCCGGATTGTCCATCGTTGTTACAGTTGATGGTGTGACCTGTGGCTCGGCTACTACAGGAGCAGGAGTTACCTCTGCCTCTGGTGTAGCAGTAGTTGGAGTTGCACCCTCCTGTGGGGTCGCTGTTGGCTCAACCTGAGCCTCAGCAGTAGCAGGGACTATAACTTCCTCATTGACCGCTTCATCGACCTTAGCGAGAGCATCATCAATGTTCCTACGTAATCCCTCTGCTGTGTCAGGTCGCTCATTGGTTACAGGATTGACATCACGATTAATGAAGTCAATCTGTGGAGTTACTTTTCCTTGAAGGCGATATGCAACTCTAGGGACCTGTACATCACGAACATCACCAATGGTGTTGTCAAGATACTTAGATACAGCACCTAAGTCAGGAGACCCGTAATAACTAGTAATCTCTGCGCCACTAGTCTTGTTGAACCAACCACTCATTGGGTCGATGCCGAATACTGGATACCACTTGCCGGGTGGAACATCAGTCTTTCCACCGTATCCAGTGGATAGGTAGAACGGAATGCGAACACCGTTGATATCAGCGACTACGATTTTACGACCAGAGAAGTCTAAGATAATAGATTTACCACGAGTCTTGTTTAGCGTACGCTTTCCAGTTGCTGGGTCAATCTCATCACTAAGAGTTGCGGTCTCATAAGGAATCTTAGGAAACTCAACTTCAACGCCATCGATGACAACGCCATCCTTGAGGCGATTCTCAATCTGCGCCTTGCTGGTAGCACGTGTCTTACGTTGCAGTGGTTGGATGTTCTGCGTATCTGGCTCAAGTGTAATCTCAGGCTTTACACTTGCAGGTGCTTCAGGATTGACAGTTCGCTTACGTCTTTGTTTTACAGTCTTAGGTGGAGCAGGTGTAACATCTGCCTCAGACTCAGCAACTACATCAGGGACAGTAGGTGTAGGCGTTGGAGCCGTAGCCTTGCGCTTACGTCCAGTCCTACGTGCAACATTCTCTTCAGTAGTTGTAGGTGTAACTACTGGTTCAGCCTTGCGAATCTTCTGCATTGGAACAGAGGTCTTAAGGATAGAAGACTCTTGTACAATGAATGCGGGTTTGGTGGGTGCATCGGCATCAACGACCACTGGTCCGTAGGGTGAGTTGTCTACAACTACACCCATTCGGGATTGACCAGATGCATCCACGAACTCAATCAGAGTTCCTTCATCAAAGGCATACTCTGCTTCTGCTCTAGTAGCAGCCAGCATCTCATTCGTTGCTGCCTTGATAGACGCATCAGCCTTAGCCTTGATATTCTTAGCACTCTCACCAGCAGTGGCTAGGTCTCGCTTCTTATCAACAATCAGAGTCCTTGCACGTTCAGCACGTGATGCTTGCTCTGGTGTGAGCAACATAGGATGATTCAAGTCCTTAGTCGTTACACGGTCAGCCGTTGCACGAATAGGACTATGGAACTCTTTATCTACAGTGTAGTTCGATGGGTCGTATGCAGGAATCGTACGAGTGTCGTAGATAGTTTGTGGTTGACCCATACGTTCTACGTTGACGTTAGGTACGACAATCATATCAACGCCAGACGTAGGTGATGGCAACTGCATCACAACGTGATTCTCATCTACCTTAGAGACAATACGTCCGGGGACAAGAGTATCACCCATCCAGAACTCATTCTGGAAGTTGTTCTTCAGTTCAGGATTACTTAGGGTCTGAAGGTCAAAGTTCTTTAGGATGTCACGCTGTACGTCTGACTTTACATAACCAGTGGTATCGGATGGCTTGATACCAAACTCCTGCATTGCACTAAGTGCTTTCTTCTGATTAGCAGGGGCAAGGGTATCAACACTAACTGTGTTATACGTTGATGTTCCATCAGGTCGGATTACATTAATCTTAGCGAAACCGTCATCAGTGAAGCCAGCCAACTGCTCGAAGGAATCTCCAACTTTCTCAGCCTTTAGTGCTGCTGGTCCTTTGACGAATTCTTTTACACGTGCGAACGTACCTGCATCAGGTGCAATACGTGAAACGGCGTTGTATACATTATCTCGTAGGTCAAGGTCACTAGGACCCTTACCCATACGAATATCAAGGTAGTCACCGGGCAGGTCGTTGACAGACTTAACTGTAGAAGTAAAGCCTTCACGATTAATCTTTGCAATCCGACCACGTCCCATTGGAATGATGTTCTGTGGTAGTTCAAGACGCTCAGTTACATCAGTCCTGCCAGCGGTAGGAACATTGCCAGTAGGCATTCCCGGAGTAACCTTTGAAGGTACATTTGTAGGAGTTTTAAGTTGACCTAGTGGACCAAATGTAGGTGTTGTAGTGTCACCTATCGCACGTAATCCAGCCTCACCAATTGCATTACCAGCCTTACCAGCAACATCAAACAACCGACCCGCTGGTCCACGTCCTTCAAAGAGTGAACCAAACAATGTCTGTGCCATTATCTGGTAGAGAGGAGTCTCTGGTCTGCCTTCAAGTTTATCTTTCTCTCGCTGTGCAATTGCTTGACGCAAGTCAGTCATGCCTTCAATACTGCGTTCTGCAATATCAGACATAAACTCTTGACCTTCAGCACTACGTGTGAATCCACGAACACCACCACGTGCAATATCAAGATTTAACTTCTGTCCAGCCTTAGATGTAATAGCACCTTCAAGAGTCCCATCAACAAAGTTGTAGAACTTTGAGTTGGATATACGACCTGCCATTCCTGTTAGTGGAGCGGAAGGAACTATTGACTTTGGATTGATACCAGCATTAATAAGCGCACGTTCAGCACGTGCAATATTTGCACCAGTCTTGCCAGCAGCAAGACCACCCTTTAATAAAGTCAGACTAGGAAGTGTAGGTGTTGCAACTGCAAAGTTTGCAGCCATTTGCCCACCTATTGCACCATATGGGTTTGCAGCCGTTGCTTCAGCCATCTGACGCTTACGTGCTGCGTAAACATCATCACCTAAGATAGCCTTCTTGACTGATGCCTGACCCTTCTGAGCCAACTCTGTAGCGTAGTAAGCAGTTGGCATACCGACTGCTATAGCAGCAGCAGCAGGACCTAATCCAGCAGTGAATGGTGCAGTAGGAGCAGCAAGTGTAGCAGCAGCACCACCAGTTAAGATACCTGCGCCAGTACCTATGACAGATGGAAGTACACTCTCTTCAAGGGTCTGCCCAAAAATACCTGCTTGCTCTACACCTAAAGCAAATGGATTATCAAGTTCAGGTTGCTTGTATGTATAAACCTTACGAGCAATCTCATCTGCTGATACACCAGCACCACGCATGACTGCTGCTTGCATATCTTTGGATGCACCAACAAATGGAGCAGCCATTGCACCAGCAGTAAGACCCATTAATGTACCGGGCTTGAATAGTGCAGATTGACCACGCTTCTGCTCAATGTCTCTTGCTTGCGTTTGGATAGCAGGAGCAATCTGCTCCTTAAGTTTTACACGCTGAGAGATAACGTCAGATAGGTTTGACTCTGCACCTAGAGAACGACCAGTGAAGATGGGACCATTAATGTCACCACCTTCCATAAGACCGCCGGTTTTCTTTTGAAGGTCGAACGGACTAAGTTGAGTAGTCCGCTTAATCTTGACTTCTTTACCATTCTGAATGACAGGAACTTCAACTGTCTTAGTAATGGGTTGACCTTGTTGGTCAAGAACAGGAATCTTCTGAATGGCTTGTATGCGCTGGTCTGCAACGCCACGGTATGTCTTAGCCTCAGAATCACTAAAGAAGCCTTGAGCCTTACCGTACTCAATGCCCCTGCGATAGATACCTAAGAGATTTGTATCTAAGAATGTGCGGTCATCTTCCGACAGTTCTTTGATTAACCTACGAAACCTATCTTTAGGGGCTTCAGCCATTGCTCGTTACTTCCTTAGGTATTCGGCTACCGCAGTTCCTTTTTTGGATATGTCTTTGCCGGGAACCCTTAATGCATTAGCCCCAACGGGGATGGTCAGCGCACCACCTTGAAGGCTAAGTCCTGCACCAGTATAACCTGTTCCACCCTGTTGTGGCACTGCACCACCGCCACCTTGTGGAGCAACCATACCACCGCCACCACCACCGGGTACTACAATGTTGATGTTAGGTGATGGTGATTGTCCTCCACCACCCATACCTCTAGCCATCATTGCGTTTAGCATTGCTTGCTGTCCAGCAAATCCACCAGTACCACCACCATAACTTCCTGAAACGTCTATGTCACCTAAACCAACTTCACTGAGCAATCTACCTACAACCATTGGATTATCAAAGTTACCAATAGTCCCTGCCAATTGGTCACGTTGCTGTCTAAGGTCATTCAAATTTTGAACAGCAGCAGCATACTCATTTAATTTCTTTTCATCTTTGAGTTTGCCAGTTGTAAGTACGAGGTCAGCGATTGCTTTATCTGCACTAGCAAGAGCAGATGCTGCTTTAGCCTTCTCACGTGCGCCAATATTCATTAGAGTACTTGCTGCACGTACACCTAATGCACGACCACGGTCAGCACTAGCAACATTAGTTGCATACAAACGAGCGTTGACACTTGCTTGCTGAATGCCTAAAGACGCACGTTTATAATCTCTCGTCCATTGGTCGTTTTTAACTTTTTGCCTAACCTCTGTCCATTTTTGTTCTAACCTTACTGGTACAGCATTAGCATCTACATTCAGTTTATTAGTAGTAGCCTTGATACGGTCAATTTCCCCTTGAGCCTTCTCAAGTTTCAATCCCTTTTCAGTGGTCGCAGGATAGGAAACTCTAAGCAGTTCATCAGGTTTTACGTACTGCTTCATGAACTTGTCACCTTGTTTGGTGTACTTAGTTGTCACGCCAGTAGTAATATCTGTCTGTTGTCCACCGCCTTCAGTACGTATAGACTCAGGAAGATTCTGCGGTTCAGTAATAGGCATCAAAGCACTAGTCTTACCAGTACCAGCCTTAGTACCTAAGACTTTACCTAGACTAGGAAGGAAGGTTTCAATAATATCGTCAGGTGCGCCTAGTGCCTTAAGTTCACCTTGACCATACTTGATAACTTCAGCCTTGCGGTCATCTGGTGTCTCTTCTACCTGAGTGCGTATCTTCCTTGCTTCTTCACGAATACTCTTGAGGTCAACAGCAGCGGAAGGCAGAGTGCCAGCTTGAATCTTAGATGGTTTCAGCAGTTGAGTGATATCGCCAAAACGCTTAGTGATTTCAGCCTGAGTATCAGGGTCAGTAGCGATAGTTTTAAGATATGACTCTCTAGATGCACGACTACGCTTGTAATTTTCAAGTAACGCATTCTTAGTCTGGTCAGTAAGACCCGGAACCATTAACTTCTCAATGGTCTGCGCTTCTTCTAGTTCATCTTCACCAGCAACTCTACGGGCTTCTTTGAACTTATCCATAAGTTCAGCACCACGGAGTTTGCGTTCTGAAAGTTTAAATTGGTCATCTGCTCTAGCGATTCTGTCTTGAGCATTAAAACCACTAAGTAATCCGGTAAGACTTGCCATTATTAAAACCTCAGAATGTCGTTCATGCTAATGAATCCACCAGTCGGTGTAGTTGCATTAGATGCAATTTCTTCTGGTGAAAGTGCAACTCCAACACCATTAGCACCTGCACCTCTACTCATATATCTCTTTAGATAACGACCACTCATTGGGTCTTTGTAAAGAATTAATGTAGTGCCATCACTTTGTGGTTCTTCAATCATTTGATTAAATGCTGCATCAATACGCATTCTAGTAGACATATCAGTTACTGGCTGAACAGCCCCGATTTGCTGTCCACCCATTTGGGCTTGCATAAAATCAAATGGCTCTTGCTGTGAACGACCCTGACCAAAAGCATTGCTTCCAGCCATTATCGCTCCACCTAGTCCAGCAACTGCTGCACCAGCCTGACCAGCAATATCCTGTTGCCTACGACCTGCTTCACCTAAACCTGCTGCAAATTTATTCGCAGCATCTAATCCAAATGCATCACCTAATGGTTGAGAGCCTTCAGCAATCTGCGCTTCAAGAGCATCATTACTTAATGGAGTTGTTTTACGACCTTGACGGGATACCATATATTGGTCATAAGCCTTCTTAAGTTCTGGCTGTGCCATACGAAGTAGACTACCAATATCTTCCATCTCACTCTGTCGATTAGCAGCAGATAGTGCATCTTGTCGCATCTTAAACTGACGAGCAGTCTCTTCTGCATTCATACCGGACTCAAGTGCCTGAGCCTGTGCTTGCTGACCTAAGAGTTGCTCTTGAAGTGCAGTCTGGTCACGCTGACCTAACATACTGAGAGCAGTAGCAAGTTGCTGAGGTCTCTGCTGTAACTGCTGTGTAGTAATGGCGTTATTAAGAGATGCTTCCCTAGCACCGGCTGCTGCAAGATTGGCTTGTTCCATACCAGCCTGTATGCCACCACCAACACCACGTGATGCAATCTTCTGTGCAAGTCCTGCTTCAGCACCACGACCAATGGCTGTGTTACGTGCAACGCCTTCACCGTAGATAGGCGCAAGTTGACGGCTAGATAAACCATTCGTGAGAATGTCCATTAAGTCATTCTCAGCCTTGTCTTGCATAGGAGCAATCTTTGCCCTACGTTCGGCAGCACTACGAATCTGTTCAGCAGCAGAAGATTGTTGACCCGCAAGTCCTGCTTGATATCGTCCTAGTGCAGCCATATATGGGTCAGGTGCAGTAGTCTTCTTCTTGCCAAAAATTCCATTAGATAGACTAGTAAGAGGGTTCTTAATACCCAACATTTTATTGAGGTTTACTCCACCAGTCATCTGGTTGAACATCTTAATCTGAGAGTAACCCGGAATCATTGAAGAAGCAGCCATATCGAGACCACCTTCAACTAGACCCTTAGTTCCACCGCCACCTTGAAGGAGACTGAGATATGGAGAGGCTTGTTTGTAGTACTTACCTAAGTTGCCCATAAAGCCAAATGGGTTGTAACGCTTACTTAAGTTTGGGTCACCCATACCTGCTGTGCTTGATGTTGCCATTAGTCTGCTCCGTTACTCGTTTCTTTACACTGAGTAATCCTTTTAGTTAGTTCTTCTTGTACGTATATACGCAGTTCCATTAACTCATTCAACTTACTTGCAAACGAAAGTAAAGTTTCATCCTGCACCTTACTTAGGATGCGCTTATACATTGCCACCCGGTCGCTGTTCCATTCGTCACTGACAGAAAGGAACATACTTGATACTGTGCTGTCAGAGTCATTAGTGTTGCGGGTTTCCATAAGTTATCACCAGATTGTACTGCCAATGTGATTGCATTAGCAGACGCATCACTTTTAAGTATAGTTATGATTCTGCCAACCGCACTATTTGAATATGGGAATGTCAGCGTAATAGCACCAGCAGTAGCGTCACATCTAAACATCGCAGGTGCATCATATGTAGTTGTACTTGCAGTAATCTGATAGACAGATGTTTCTGCTGGCACATACTTTACTCTCTCATTATATTGAGAAAAGTCACCCTCAATAGTAAGGGTGCTAGTACCCGGTAGATTAGTCGATACCGTGATTGTATCTGGCGGTATAACAGGTGCTGGTATAGGCATTATCTATGTCTCTGTATTCCAGACTCAATCATGTGAAGATGGACTGCGTATAACCTAAAAGCATATAATGCTTCACTACCTTGCAATAATATTTGCCAGTTGAAATCAGATAGGTCACGACTAACACCACGAATAGCACGAGATTTTTCACCATAGAAAAAGTAAGATTTTCCATATTGAATTTGACCAGACGGAGATTCTAAATTCCATTGAATTTGTGTTCCTCCATCAGTAGCACCATCTGCATGAATATCTAATTGATATGGTCGGTTCTTAGCGTAATATGCAATTCCATCTGCATAGGCTTGACCATATGCTCGTGTTTTCAATACCCACCGAATAGTCTCGATACTTCTAAACTCTGGTTGACTTCCAGCAATTAATCCTACTGGTGGACCACCAACTGTGTATGAAAGTATAACTGAATTATTTGTAACTGTCTTAACGTAAAGTATGCCTCCAGCAAGTAATCCATTTCCACTTTTCGTAATAATGATTGGGTCATTTACTGCTAAACCACCAGTATTAATTGTTCCGGAAAATGTAAATGTACTTGTCCCTGTATTTACACCATTTGGTTTATATGTATATAAACTGTCGTAGAAATTGGTCATCTGTACAATTTGCCCACGTGTATCAGCAAAGTATAGTGACTCTCTATCATTAGATGTGGCAAGAGATACTGCACTAGTTACATCATAATTTGACGTAAAAGTTGTCCAACCTCCAATGCGTGTGTCCCAGACATATCCACCTCTGTTATTTAATTGACCTACAGTAGGAGCAAATAAGTAAACCTTTTTGTCATGTACTGTAATAAGGCTTCTTTTGTAAGATGCAGCAGATATTGAATTTTCAAGAGGCGCAACACGATATGGATTCAACGCCAGTAATCCATCTAGTTGTATGGACTTAGGTATTACTTGAGTGCCAGCAAAGTTGACTAAGCCCGTACTATTCAAATACCACGGCTGACCCATAACAGTCGTATGACATCGTTTAGCAAGAAGCCCTATACCAGCCTCACGCAGAAATGCTTGAATAGACCAACTTGTAGGTGCAAAACCAGTAACTGGATATACAGTTCCTTCTCGGAATACTAACAATACTGATGTAGTACTGTTGTTTTTAGACATCATGTCACCGTGATAAGACATCATACTTACTATGGTTTCTTTATCACTGGTGGAAGAAACATCAAAGGATGCACCTTTTATGTCTACCTTAGGGTCAGTAAGTAGTGGAACATGAGTTGTGTTTATAGTGTATTCATTATCTGCATTGAATAACCACGAAACCCAAAGCGTGTTATCTTTTCCTACCCATAGACGTTGCTGATGAGTAGTAATAGATGTTCCACCAGTTGGATAGTTATCTTGACCAGATTCATAAACATCACCCTGTGAACCTTGTGGTCCATCAGATAGAAGAGCAGATTCAGCAACATTATCAAGTAGTGTTATCTGTCCACCAGTAGTTGATAAAACGGCTAAATCAGTTCCATTGGTAGTGCTATCAGATACTTTGTATGAACCAATACATCGATATAAACCATCAGGATAAGCAGTACTAGCCCTATAGATAATAAGGTGCGTATAAGACACTGGTGAGTTTATGGTTTCAGTATTAGGGTTTAAAACAATCTGGTTAGCACTAAGGGCTTCAGTAGCAGTTAGTTCATTACTAACTCCAGTAAGTTCACTTTCAAATCCCTTATAGTAAACAGTTGATGTACCTGTGCCTACTCCCGGAACAAATGGCGCAGATGCTCCATCTTCTGGATACCAACGTGAATACCGATACTTATATTTAACTTGAGAAGTCAAATTACCATTGATGACAATGTCACCAATGTACATGAGGTCTTGACCATCAAATAGATTTTCTACATCACCATCAAACATAAAGTACACACGTGAAACAGCATCCATCTTAGTAGATGTAAAGCCACGTAGACTCCACGTCATATATCCATTTTCAGAATCGTAACTTCCGTATCCACCCCATTCAACATAACCAGTATCTTCTTGAAGTCCAATCTTGATATTTGGAACTGAAGATTGAATAAATGCAGGGAATACAGTTTTTAAACTTAAAGAATCATATTTACTCCAGTCACGTGCAATTGGAATAACAGTGTGTACTCCAGTTCCAGTGCCTGTAAAAGTAATAGGAGTTCCACCACGTGAAAGTGCTATACGTATATTGATAGACGATGTATATACAACGTAATAAGTAGTTGTTGTATTTATCTCAGTAGGAAGCGTATTAGTAGTCGCAAACTTTACTGGAGTCCCAACTGCTAATACGGGACTGAATGTTCCAGATACCAATGTTCCTGCTGCAAATGTAACTGTAGTCTGCGGTCTCATTGTAAACTTGATTGCACAGTTCTTTAGAAGACCCGCATATCCAATGACATTAGAGTTATTTTGCATAGCCTTGATTTTGACAAGACCAGTGTTGTTATCAATCGCATCTGATGCAACTGTATTCAGTCGTGGACTAACAGCGTACACAGATGTCTTAGTAATGTAGATGCCCTTGCCATCACCTTCACGTGCATTGACATTCTGGACACTTACACGCAACTGTACTATTTCATTCTGATAGACTCTGAAGTCACAGAGGACATTAGCCTTAATCCAGTCATCACCTTTACGGGCAATAGGTGGAGCAACCACAGTAGATACATATGCACCGGGTATAGCAACAGCACTACCTAGTACGTTCTTGTATCCTTGAACTGTAACGCTGATTGATTGACCTACAGTACTTGTCTGTTGGTCAACATTCAATGCCCACATACTAAAGAGGAACAATCCAGTTCCTTGAACTGTGTAATACGTATTACTTGTAGTAGCAGTAAATGTATGTGGAGTGCCATTGTTGTACTGACTAATCTTAAAAGAGTTAGCATCAACAATAGAAACAACCCACATATCATTGGATGGAATTCCAGTAGTTGTAACAAACCGTAATCTTTGACCGATTCTTACATTGTGAGCAGTCGATGTTACTGTGTCACCTAAGTTGGAATAACTACATGAGAATGGCGATGTGCTGTTATTATTATTGATGTAGTTAGTCTGCTCATATGGCATCGTAATACCTGAGGCAGGAATGTCTTGATAGATTCCATCGCCAGTACCATCAATCTGTACTATCCTAGTAGCACCTTGATTAGGTGGGCTATATATGTTTTGGTCGGTACTAAGGAAGTTGTTGTTTGAGTTAGTAACACCAACACCTTTGACCACGGGGTCACCAGCAATCTTTTTCCACGTACCAGACCACGCATTGTAGTTGACGGCATACGCAGTAAAGTCAGGTGTGTCAAGTTTATTAGTCTCTGCGCCAGTAACAAGAATTGGACCTACATTACTATCAATGTACTGATGTTGACTAGCAGGAGGTATTGAATACTGCGAAAACGAATATGGACGTGCTAATGGTTTAAGATTAGGGAATCCTACTATCTGTGGAATTTGAATAGTTCCACCAACAGTTCCATCAGTTCTAAACAAACCAATTGTTGATTCTGCACCACTTACTGTTTTGCCGGGGACTCCATAGACATACTTGCCATAAGCGACCATTCGGACATTAGGGCTATACATAGGAGTAGCACCAGTGCCGTAATCAGCAAGTTGCGTACTAGTATTCGTACTTGTGCTGTACCTAAATAATTTACCAACTGACGTATAAATAAAATCACTTGTAACACCATCAGTATTTTTAATTGGAGTCATTTCAAAAATACCAATAGCATCACTTGCATCTGGAATAATTTGTAATGTTCCTGTTCCAGTAGTTGTAAATGTCATCACTGGTCCACCTAAGGACCCAGAAATATTAATTACTGATGCTGATGGTGTTCCAACTACATAATATGTATATGCTTCATTTAATGGAATTGGTGTTGATGTTGGAAATGTTAAAGTTGTAGTAAATCGAACTGTTTGTCCTACTGAATATGTAAATGGAAATGAACCATTAATATTAGCACTACCGCCACTAGTAAATGTAACTGTAGTAGGATTAGTATTTTGTTCAGATGGTTGTAATAAACCCTGAAAACCATTACGAACAACAAGAGAACCTCCATCTAGTTGTAAGTTTTCTATTATTTCAGAAAGACCGGCTTCAAGTTTATTTGCATCGTTATAGGTATCAATTCCACGAAATGCACGGTCACCAATTACATAAGGCTGGACACCAGATGTTACAGCGGTTACGTCATTAGCCATTACAGTGACCTCTCTTCCATTGACTCGTTAATGTCTGGGTATTACTAAACTGATTAGAAATCGTTGCTTCTTTGGAAAATTGATTACTCAAAGTCGCATCTGTACTAAATTGATTAGAAAGTGTTGATTCAGTATTAAATTGATTATATAGGGTTGGGTCAACACCATACTCAGGACAAGGACAAAGTATTGGTTCTGGAGATGTAGTACTTGCTGCTAATCGAAATACCCATCTACCAATTAACGATACATATCCGGCTGCCATTATGGAGTAACACCAGTGATTGGAATCGCAGCGATGTCAGATGTTACTGCTGCTGTCCACGCAATACTAGTTCCGTCTGCTTCATAAACAGTAAGTGTCGTAGCCGAAACAGTTACCTTATTACGCAACAGTTTCATTACATCCTTTACAGTACGACCAGTACTTGAGCCAGTAGCAATGTTACGATTAAGGATTGCATCTGCAATCTCAGCGCAAGCATCCGCAGATAGAGCAGTTGCATTTACTGCATCAGCACTTATAGTTCCAACAGTAACTGAACCAGTGACAGAGCCAACAGACCCAGTAACACTTCCCACAGACCCAGTATTATTATAAGACTGAGCAGTTGCAAGACTAAATCCAGTCTTATCTGTAAGACTTCTACCACCACCATAGGTCCATACATCAGCAGCAGTAATGCCTCCTCCACCACTTACGGTAGATACCTGTTGGTCGAGATAATAACCAAACGTACCAGCAGCAGGTATTCCACTAGTAGGAGATGCAGTACTCCTCAATTGATTCCATACACTCTTAGTTATTGCTGTGTTTCCAGTAGTATCAAACTGACCACCTAATGTAATAGTGCCAGTATTCATAAGAAGCGTTTTAAGGTTAATGGCAGCAGTAGCATCATTATCAATACGGTGAATATCTACGTCAATTCCATTTGTCCCTGAAATGGAATACATAGTTACATCGCCATTCTTACTTGACTGGTCACTACGTAGAAGCGCCTTACCAAATGTACCTGTAGTATTTGATGACGTTCCATCATAAGTGTGGACTACTGCATTCCATACATCATTGGCTACAGCACCTGCAACCAACCGTCCTTCAGATGCAGTAACATCTGTACTTAGTCGAATTGTAATTGCACTGTCAGCAATCTTCGCATTTGTAATTGCATCAGCAGCAATTTTGGTATCTGTAATTGCATTATTGGCTATTTTGGCATTTGTAATTGCATTATCAGCAAGAACTGTAGCGTTGACTGCATTTGCAGAAAGGTATGCCTTTACACCACCGCCAGCAGTATTACCTATAACTAAAGCACTATCTTGAAATTTTGATGCCTGTAATGCGTCTGCTGCGATGTTTCCAGCAGCAATAGCATTTGCAGCAAGGTAGGCTTTTACGCCTGTGCCTGATGCACTAGCAATTACTAATGCACCATCTTGAATCTTAGTTGCTTGAATTGCATCGGTAGCAATAGATGTTGCAGTAATGACACCAGCATTTATCGCCCCTACAGTCACTGCTCCACCACCCGTGATAGCAAGTGAACTGAAGTTTGCAGGGAAAGTTGGCAATGCCGTAAGTGGGTCACCTGAGTACACATATCCAACCAGTTGAACAGTTCTTATTAGTGCATCACTAATACGGACATTAAGCACACCTACGCTGTCTAGGTTTGCTGCGGTCATTTCGTAATACCAAAGACCAGAATCAATATGTGTAAAGGCTGGACTAACTGGAGTAGTACCCGGAGTTACTCCATTCTTCACAATATACACAGAAGTAGATGTACTAAGACCAGTAGTTACAGCCGTAAATCCATCAGACGCACTTACTGCGTAAAAGAATATTCGCCTACGACTAGCAGTCGTTTCATTCTGTGTAAATTGAAACATTAGTTAAGCCCCGCATTCAATCCTACTCTAGGTTCTGTTGCACTACTTCCACCGCCACCAGTAAATGCCATATCCTCAATAATGATTTGCATAGAGAATAGTCTTGTAGTATTGGATGTAAATGCACCACCACCAGTATTACGAGATACATAAACTATATCTGTAGGGTTAGCAATAAACACTTGTTTATGAGAAGCGTTTGCAAATGTCATATAAGCAAATGAACCAAAGTTAGTCGCACTAGTTGGTTTAATGGTTATAGTGTAATCAGTACCTGAATTTAAAGTTGATAATGTTGCAGTATCAAATCGCAACTCATTGTGTGAGGTATTACCAGTATGTGTTTGGTCTCCATCAAATGATGTTGTTTGTAAAGCGGTTAATCCACTGTATAAAACAACATCAAAACCACCAGTACTTAAGACCGCACCTAATCTTAATCCAGCAACCTTATATGTACTACATACAGTTGATGGAATTCTAAATGTCATACCTGCTTCAGCCGGTGCTGAAGTATTATTAATTGCAAGTTGAGCAAATGTTTCCATTGGGAAACCATATACTTTAGATGCTGTGCTGTAATAGAATCCCGGACAAGCAGAGTTCACACGATTAAGTGTTGAGCCAGTTGTAATTTCATACCCATATGGATAACGAACATATGGGGTAATAGTATTCCAACCACGAGTAACTGACACACTATCTGTTGCAGACCACGTACCAGTCATACCTTTTACAACAATGCCAAAAACTACCCCCTTAGGGATAGTAACTGCTGTCGTAAGTGTAAATTCAGTAAATACGTTGATTGCTGGAACAGGAGTTGCTGGGACAACAGTTATTTCTTGATATGCAGTTCCTGCTGCTCCACTAAATGTAGCATCTGCCCATACTGGAGTTGATGCTGGATATCCAGTGGCTGCGTCAATATAAACAATTCCTGCACGTATAACTCTGTTAACAGATGTTCCACCAACAGCAGTAAAACGTGCTGCCACCTTAGTAATTGTTACTGCATCTTCTGTTCTAAATATCTGTCCCTGTAAGTCAGTAGTTGCGTCAAGGACACCAGCAGTAATTGCTGGAAGGTTACCGTTTGAAGGAAATGGGATATCTGGATAAACAAATTCAATTGTAGCCATTAAATCCCTTTCACATATTGCTTATCAACATTAGATGGTTCGTATCTAACTACGTCACCAACTGATATAAATCCTGAAGCAACCAATGATGATGCAAGTCTTTTGATGGATTCAGATGCTGCATTTACATCATCTGCAACACAACAGTACTTTTGATATTCTTCTTCAGAACCAAACTGAATGCCTGTACCGTCACTAAAAATAATCTGCCAGTACTCATCTATGTAACCCATATTCGCTACACCAATATCGTACATTAGTCCGTATTCTTCTCTACGACTTGAGTCCTAAGGCTATTGGCAGGAAGTGAAGAATCAGGACGTGTAAAGAAGGCTAGACCAGCAGCAAGTGCAGCAGATGAAGCAATGCTCAATGCTTTTACGCCTTGAACAACAATCGTTTCCTTCAACTGACCAACAGTTACAATAGGAGTATTCTGCAACGCAGTTGCAATGACAGTCATAAACGTAGATACAAATGCAATGAGCGCAACCATAAACAGTCGGCTAAATGAGATTCCATTAAACATTATTTTGTCTTCTCCTCTAACACACGTAGTCGTTCTTTGACGTTTTGAAGTTCTTTATCAAGTGAGTTTATCTCAAGCCTCATATTATCAACAGACGCTTTAAGGTCACTAAACTGCCGGTCTGTATTTTGACTGAGATTAAGGATTAGCATTTCAATCCGGTCAACCCTGCGAATCATTGTTACAACACTGATTGCTGCGCTGAGGATAATGCCGACAACTGTTCCTGCTATATCCTTAAGTTCCATCACCCTTGCCCACTTGTTACTGGAGGTATTGCAAATGGGGAACCCGGCATTTTAAGGAATGAATCTAATTGACCCCAAAGTCTCATACGTGATTCGTTATATACATTTCCCCAAAATGAACGTGCTGCTATAGATGGGTCATCAGTATTTTTTAACACCAGTTTGTATGCTGCATATGATGCCCACATTTTTAATTGAATGTCATCAGGAATTACTGTAATTGTTAAAGTGTCATCTGGTGGAGTCACATCATCAGGAAGAGCAAAACCAGCAAGAGTCCCTGCGCCATATACAGTAATAACCTGACTAGTAGCAGGTGATGGATATAACCTAATTGAATAGTCACCTAGCCTGTACCAGTACTTAGCGGTCCCTGTAGCCTCTGATTCAAAGGATGGAGAATACGCCCTAAGTGTAGGTTCAGAACAGTGTACGAGGCTTGTGGAACCCGCTGTGACCGTTAATGGGAACCACAACTTATTGGCATCGTTCTGCACAGTAATAGTTGGGGGAGGAGTGAATGTTGGTGTAGGCACATATGCAGCATCACATACAACATCAGATAGATTTACAATTGGATTACTCTGAGTAATAGTCGCTTTTGCTGGTACATAAATGCACGTTCGGCAACATTCATTTACTGCTTCATTGATATAAGCAATAATTGTTGTTGAAGTCGCTACTGATACTGTTCCAGTACCATCTCCTACTTCACCTAAAGACGAATCAGTAGACTCATTTAAAAGTCGTATTGTCTCGTTGTATAGAGCAAGGGCAGTAGCCATTAAACTGTTCTCCTGCCATATGTTGCAGCATAGGACTCAACTTGTCCAATGCGTTCATTAAATTCCGTTTTAAATATAGCAAGGACATCAGCGTCCTTCATTTGCATTGCTCTCTTGTATAGCACTCCGTATACAAGACAGTCGTGGGACACATCAGGCAGCGGACACTCGTGAGAATCTGCAAGAGCAACTGGGTCACCATTGATATCGTATTGCCATATACTACCGGGCTGGCAGTATCCTTCAATCATTATTCCATTAGTAAGAGCATCTGTTGGTGTGGGTTTAAAACCTAAACGGTTCATACCCATAAGAATACAAGCGTCAATTTGAACACCCATATTCATTCGGTACAAATCAGCCTTACGGTCTGCATAATCAAGCAGTTTAATCCGTCGATAAGTACCATCATTTTCAAGGAGGAATACTCCCCTAATACGATACATATCAGGGGAGCAGTACTCAGATTGATTGGCTACAAGGTCAAGATATCTCCGACCAAATAGACAGTCTGTCTTACGTGCTATCTCATTAGCGGTCTCAATGATTAGGTACTCCAAACCGAATGGGTCAAGGTCTTGCTTGCCACCAAAGTGATGGAGACCAACCATACGAACCTTCTGTTTGATTTCACCTAGATTCATTGAGACCTACCTAATTAGAACGACACGCCCATTGAGCCTTCACGACCATTGACCATTGCTGCCTGTCGAATTTCAAACGAACCTGCTCCAGAACCTGATACTGCCGATGCAGCAACAATCAACTGAAGAGTACGGTTGTTAGTCAACAGTGGTACGAACTTGAATGTCGAACCGTTAGCAGCAACACTCATAGCAACAGCAGGTGTAATAGCAGCAAAGTTTGACAGAGTTCGCTTTGCGAGCGTGTCTGCGTTTGCAGCAACTACAGAAACACCAACCTGTACAACTGAATGAACGGCAGGTGCAGCACTACCAGTACTACCCATAATAATTGCTGTTCCACCAGCCGTTGCTGAAACTGTCAACGCAGAGGTTGAAGATGTAACAACGTAATATATCTGGTTCTGAACAATTTCAGCCGGAAGTTGAGCAGACGATACAAACTGGACCGGAGTACCAACTTGAAATGCTGCTGCAAATGTACCACTAATCGTTGCACTAGCAGCAGTAAATGTAACTGCTGGTTGCGAGTCTCCAATAACCTGAAAGGTCAAAGAAGTCAAACCAGTGCCAGCCAAAGCAGCGTTTCGTACTACCATCTTCAAGAACATCAACTGGTTCTGACCATTAAAGCCCTGAATCAGTGCTGCTCCGTTTGGTCCAGCCACATCAGTCTGTGCGCCAAATCGTGTTGCATCACCGAGTGTTTCAGTGAACTGGCTGAATGGGTCAGATACGATTACGTTTGTAGCAGCAGAAGATGCTGGTTGGGCGTAAAGTACGGACGTTCGGTCAGCACTGGCAGTTAGAGGCGAAACAGTAAAAAACTTAAACGATGTTTTAGGGTCTCTTGCCATTTTATTATTCCTTTCGTTAATTAAGCGACTGCTTGAACCTTAAGCCGACCCAATGCACGGGTGTGAGGAATCCACAAACCGATGCCCCAGTCGAAGACTACGTTGTGCATGATTCCATTCTCTTTCGAGAGACCTAGGTAAGTAGGCTTGAATGGACCGGACTGCCATCCTTCAACATATCCCTTGCCATAACGTACAGCATAGATGTGCGTGGACTTGTTAGCAACTGGACCAGCAAGAGTGTTTGCAATGATTGGAGTCACACCATCAGACTTTCGTCCTACGGTACGAATCGTTGCAGCCTTGTACTTCTCAACTGGGCGGTCGAAGGAATCCTGCGTAACGTCAAAACCTGCACCAATACCCATAGTACGGATTGCAAATTCAATCTGACGCTTTGTGTATTCGTTCATGTAAAGAACGACACCGTTACCGTCTGGCGCATTCATGTTGTCGAACAATTCTTGAATAGCAGAGAAGAGTCCGTTTGAAAGTGGAGCAGTGATGGAACCGGGGACAAGCGTTGCCTGTGTCGCTGGGACACTGATATCCATTTCAGAAGGAATATCGTAGTCAGCAAAGTTGTCAAGACGATAACCGAGTCCGGGGAAACAATCGACGTTACCCGTAACAGGGTTATTGTTTACGAGTTTGTCATTGAAGTCATATGCAAAACCTTCAAGGAAGATTTGAACCTGTGCTTCAATTGGGTCGATGATGTTTGTTGGCTGGTTGAGCAGTACTTGGTCAACAAGAATCTTGTTGCGGACAAGATACATCTGCTCTTCATAAGACTTTGGACGACCCTTAACTGCAACAGGCTCACCATTAACGGTTGACCAGTTTGGTCCGGGAATACCAGAGTTCAGATAACGAACACCGATTTGCTTGAGAGATGGAGACGTGTAGAGTGGGATGTCCTTAAGAGCATTCCACGTCTGATGAAGAGATTTAGTGATTTCCTTGACGAGCGGGTCGTTGCTGATTGCCGCTTGGTCAGCCAAGGTCAAAGCACCGTTAAAGTCGATTGCCATATTCGTGACCTTTCATTACCGATTATCGGTTTGTTATTCCCATCAACTGGCTCAGGGAGGACCTAGCCCCACCATAAGACTGTTGATTGCCACCAACCACTGGACGTGCTGAACTTGCTTGAGATTGCGGAGTTGGAGTACGTTGACCGTGTGCAACCTGTTTTGCAACTTCAGAACGAAGTGATTGAGTGAGTCTACCTACGTGTTCATGCACCATTTGTGCTGCTTTGGTTGGTTCATTGCCAGCACTAATAAGAGCATCAACAAGAGCAGTAGCCTCTTTTGCCAGTGGATATTGTTCCATTGCAGTCGTTCGCTCTTGATGAATCATAAACTGACTCACCTCAGCCATTGCCTGTTGGTAGCGGAACTGCGTCAACTCGGCTTCTAGTTGCAACTTTGCAGTTGCAGGGTCTACAAGGTCTTGTTGTTCTAGTTCACGATAGCGATTGACAATCTGCTGTTCTTCCATCTGCTGTTGTTGCTGTTGCAAAGCACGTTGAACATCAGCAGCGGATTGGTAACCTTGTTGCTCAAACTGGCTAATAACATCAGCCCATTTGTCAAGTCGGTCAGAATAGCCTCTTGCCCTATCGTTAACTTCCCTGAACCTATCGTAAGGGATAGGACCGGGGTTGGACGCATCTTCACTGGTTGGCTCCGACAAATACCCGAAGGATTCGTCGATTGTGGATTGCTCCACAGGGACATCAGCACCATCGTTAACGCCTTCTGTGCTATAGATTTCGGGGTCGGCGGAATCCCTAATCGTGTCCATAATGGCGTTACCAACGCCATATACGTCTGACGCACCCGCTGATGAATCGGATGTCTGTATCATCATCTCGTCTGACAAATTTATCGTACTCCTTTATTTACTCATTGCCAATAGTAGGCGATTGGTTTTGCATTATTTGATTTCGCAAATTCTCTTCCGAAACCTTCACAATGCTCTTTGCTGCATCGTTCTCCTGAGTAAGGCGAGAACGCTCACGCATCTTCTCAATGTCAGCCATCATTTTCGCTTCAATCTGCGCTTGACTCTTCTGTACATCAAGTTGTGTCTGCATCTGGGCTGCTTCTGGGTCAAACTTCTGACTCTTCTGCGATTCCATCTGCTGTGCTTGAGCCATTTGCTCTTGCATCATCTGTGCTTGCTGTGCCATTGCCTGTTCCTGCATATTCAAGTGATTGATAATCTTTGCAGTCTCTGGCAGTGTCAGCATACTAACAACAAGTTTATTGGTTGCTGGGTCTTGTGGGTCACCAAACAATCCCATCTGTCGCATAGCGATGACCTTCTGAAGTTTCTGGTCAGGGCTATCCTCTTGAGTGGACCCCGGTACATAAACAATTCTGTACTGACCACCACTACGAATGTGTTCAAAACTGATTACACCTTGCTCAAGTTTTTGCATCGGATTGGCTTGTTCATCAACATTACCAATGAATGGTGCTACACCAAATTCTTCAACAAGTGCAATTTCCCACTCTTTAATCTTTGCTGCTGATATCTCAATGTCAGCACGAACATAACTATGTTGAGTGTTGTCGGCTCTCTGTAGAAGTTGCACTGCTTCCGCTGGTGTACCGGCAGGTGCTTGTCCTTGAGATACATCATGCAATCCTGCAATATCCATCATGTCTTTTTCAAGATATTGAAGTAGAGGGAATAGGTCACCACCAATACCCGGCGCACGAGATACAACAGGTGGCTGTGAACCTACGTTGTAGTAAATCTTTTTGTATGTGCGGGTCTCATCGAGAGAGTCATCACCCATATGATTAAAGGCATCAGCACCTATGTTGGACAACCTTTGAACCATAACATAATCACGCTGTTGTTCAAACTGCTCAAGCATACGTGAGTACACACGGTTATAAGTCTGCTGTAATGAACAGAGGTCAAACCCTAGGGAGTGTCCATATGGAGTACCACTACGTGGTTGCCATCGAAGTGGGATGAATGGGAACTCGTCCTTCTTCTTGTATAGCCACGGTCCAGCGTGAAGCAAGACTGTATTAGTGCTAACTATATATCGCCCAGATGGATACTCTTGTGACGGTTTTTCCCAATATTCATAAACAACTGATGCACGTTTTCGTGAATCACTTTGTGCAAGACGAGCCGTAGATGGAGGAGTCCAACCATTACCTGAACCATTGCCACCTTCAAGGTAAGCATCAATATACGATGCATTGTTACCCATAAGCGCATCAGGTGAAACTAACTTACCAACGTCACCGTAGTTGTCTACAAACCACGAGAGCGGTTTAGCAGACGCATGAATAAGCCACCTAACATCTGCATCTCGTTTGGCAGTTGGGTCAAGGAATATATCGAATGCTGGAAGAATTTCTTCCTTGACATCTCCGATTTCAATATTCTCATAACCAGTAACTTCTCCAGAATCAGGAGAGAAGTACGGCATAATCTGTTGACCACGGGCATCCCAGTAAATCTTTAGATATGAAGTTCCGCATACACAAGCCCAGCGAACACGTTCTTTCAACTGAGTCTCACGACTAAACTTACGATTGTAGTGACCACAGATGTGGTTGGCTTCTTCAGATGCTAGGAGGTCACGTTGGTTCTGCGAAAGGGGAACTGCTCTTGCGTCTGGACCTACCTGTGTCAACTTACCAACAACACCATCAATCAATGGACGCATCTTATTGATAGTGATATATCGGTTAGCCTCATTAGGATTCTGAAGGTTAATTAGGTTACGTGTTTGACTACTAATGGTAAACCACTGCCGACCTTCAAAGAAGGCAATAGCCATAGCCCATTCAAGTTCCATTTCACGCCTAGCACGATATGCAAGTTCAAACTGCTCTTTAACGAATCGAGTTACTTTACGCTTCTCTTCATCTGGTGCATCAGGTTGTACTTTCCATTCGTTTGCATTGTGGTCAATGGTAAGGTTAGTATCTTCAGTAGTAGTTTGTGCGTTAGTAAGTTTCTCACTTCCGGGAATGCCAGAAACAAGACGCTTTTCCATCGCCATAACCTTTGGTTCACCCTGCTTAGATAACCGCTCGGCAATCTGCGCTGCGAAACCCTGCATGACGTTCATGCCTTGAGTATTCTTTTCTCTACTCTTAAACAGCGGTCTTCTCATTAGATGTACTTATCCTTATTGTCCACAGACTTTTTGACAGGTATTCCCCTTCTAATACAGTGTAGTTCATACGCTATGTATAGACACGTTGCTATTATAGGTATGCACATCAAACTCAAATAAAGGTAATTCATATTATAGATACTTGCCTTTACCATATGAGTCATCTGCCCACAATGGCTTCCACGTTTTCTTTGCCTCTACCTCAGGACATACCACAGGGTATTCACGCCACATTAGACCATACCTAAAGGAGTCAATAGCGTGGTCAGACTTTGTCCCAGCATCAATATCTTCTGGGTCTCTAGGGTCTGCCATCGTGTTGCTAATTTCTCTAATCAAGTTAGGACACGCATTACGGACAATACGTAATCTAGGGACAGGTCTACCTTCAACCATTCTACTGGCAGCCAACCATTCCTTCATACGTCTCCATCCAGCCTTGCGGTCCTTTACCGCACGAACGGCAGGAAGACCTTTTCTCCACCACACTTCAACTGGATACTCACCAATTCGCTGCTCATGATTTTGTGGAGGAAATGTATTAGCCCAGTCAAACGCAATAGCCTCAAGTTTAGTATTCCACTTTCCGTCTTTAAACCGCTTGTCAGCGGGTTCTCCTAGTTTATGTTTCTCCATAAGGAGAAGAGCATTCTCAGCCTGTTTTGACGATACACACCCAGCCTCATACCATTCACCAATAACGTAGACATTCTCTTTGTCATCGCTGGCATAAAGTATAAATGCTGCTGGTGAGCCAGTACCAAAGTCATGACTAGCCCAATATCTCCACCACGGTTGAAGTTCAACGTGGTCTATAACGTGCCACGGTTCTCCATCTGAACCATATTCCTTAAACTCAGGAAATGCTCTACCGCCTACACCAACGTCATGCTGACACTCACGTAGGAAGGCAATGATACCGAAGTCATCAATCTCACGCTGACACACTTCAATTGACTTGTGCGCCCACGTTGCTATACCACTAGTAATCTTGTAACCAACACGACCGTCTTCACGCTCTACTGGTTCATATACTAGGTTTTCTACAGCAGGAACAATCGGTGATTGGATTCTGTTTTGCAACATATCAATGTCACCACTAAGTACACGACTCATAACTGAGTTGGCATGAATCCTGTTCTGCACAAACGCAATTGCACAGTCAGTTGATTTAGCAGGAAGGATTGTTGCAGTGATTGTTTGAATCTTCTTCTCGACACGATTGACTGAATCGTCTAATTCGTCGATATCGTCAAGAATAATCATATCCGGGCGAAGGCTGTCCAACTTTACACCACGTGCGCCAGTATCTAGACCAAAGGCTAGGATATTGAATCCATTCGCCGTTCTCAGTTTCTCTGCATTCCATCCCTTTGAATACCCATACTTATTGATTGCTCTCTCAATACCACACCGTTCCATAGTAGTTGCAATATCAGCAACGTGACGGTTAGCAGCATCTTGAGTAGCACATACATAAAGCAAAAACCGACGAGATGCCTTGACTGAGATTCGACTTGCTATCAACTCCATAGTGGTTGATTTGCCACCACCACGAAACCAGCATTCGATTAGGGCTGGAGGAGGAGTTCCATCTTGAATACTCTCTGCCCATTCCCACGCACGAGTATGGTGCGCTCCCATTTCTGATGATGCAGCATGAGGAGCAAACACTTTTAGCCATTGTTGATATGGCATTTCATGACCATTGATAGGATGCGCTTTCGTATCATCGAAGTCACCCATATCAATTGCGTCATCAAGTTTCTCACGCATTGCTTCAAGTAGGGCAATAGATAGAGGCTTGTCTGGTCGGACAAACTTCTTCAGTGCTTTAGGCGTTAAACGCTTATTGACTGTTGGCTTCTGTGCCATCTACAACCTCAGCATCAATGATGTCATTGTTATCGTCGTACACTTTCAGTAACTTATCGATGCCAACCTTAATAGCAGCAAACTCATCTGCATTACGGACAGATGCTTTTACGATGTTAACTACTTGCATAACAAGACTAAACGCTTGGTCAACCTCAAGGGTATATGCTTTTGTCTGAAGCAATCTTTGTTCTGCTTCAACAATACTAGTTCTCTTTTCAATAAGACCGAGAACTTCCTTAGATGCATTCGCTTCTTCCGAAGTAGAAACAATCGCATCGCCCAATGCTTTGAAGTGCATCATAAAGTCTTCACTATGCAGGTTAGATTCGCACTGTGAATACAACTTACGGATGGAATGTAACTGCTCAACGGTTACACCTTCTGCTGCTAGTTCAGCACGGTGGTCGATAAGAGCAGTAATGTAGGCAGCGTCATCTCGTAGAGACCATAGGTCAGGGTCTTCACGTAGTTCATTGATTCGAGATAGTAATTGACCACCAACACGTGCAAAGCGTGAACGACCCACACTCTTAAGTCCAGTCGTAAAGTTAATCGTTTCAAGATTAGCCTCCTTAGGTTTACCACCGTGTGTGACACAGAAGTTAGAACCCTTAATGGCTACGTTCTTACACTTGACAACGCCAACACCACGTACAATTTCTGCATCGCAGACTTTGACTAATGTGCCGTTACGGTCTTTAAATCTGTTGCCGTCTTTCTCAATTACTGGGTCACCCTTCACTTACGCTTAGTAGCCATCCTTGCTTCAGACAATGCGATTGCTACTGCCTGTTTAGGGTTCTTGACCTTACTTCCACTGGAAGACTTAAGCGTTCCGACTTTGAATTCGTGCATGACCTTTTCAATCTTAGTCTTCTTAACTGCTGCTGTCTTTCTCATATTGCTATTGTATACTCTCTATATGTCAAATGTGCCAGTAACGCCAAAACATTATCGCTCTTCTAAGTTTCAAGCCATCTCAGTAATTCGAGATTGGGGTTTATCCTTTGAGTTAGGGAATGTTCTTAAGTACGTACAACGTGCTGGTAAAAAGAATAGTGCCTCCCAACAAGAAGACTTGCAGAAGGCACTTTGGTATCTATTGCATGAGATTCATGCTGATGTTATGGTCGTTGACTACATCATGTCTAAATCTAATGCATTTAACTCTGAAGAAGACTAAAATCCTCCACCAATTCCAGCCTGACGTTCCATATCTTTATCCATCATAGGTTTTCCACCTACTCCACGGCTAGGCTTTTTGCCATAAAGATACTGGTTTAGTTTTGCACGTCCTGATGGATTAGAGGCAGACAACTGATTCTTCTTCCACATATCATATTGCCCTAAAACCATTTGTTTCATATTGTCAGACATACCACGATACTTTTCAGTACCAGTCATTAGCCGACGAGCCTCATCAAAACTTTTACCTTTACCAATGAGGTCAACAGCATATCCAATAGCATCTTCAATTGGCTTATACTCGCCCTTCATTCCAGTCATATGGGTGGAATGACGGTATACGCCATCATTTGTGTTTCCCATACCTTTAGCCATACCACGTGCCATTTTTACTCGTCGGTTTTCGGATTCTTCTCGACGAAACTTTTCCAATTCAGGAAATTGACCAGCAGCTTTTTCAGATGCAGCAAGTACACCTGCAACTCCTGCAAATTTAGCAGCACCCTGAAGCATTGCAGGGGTGATGACTGGTGGCTTAGGAGTTTTACCTGCAATCTGTTTTACACCATCAAACAAATGGTCTGGAACATGAGTTCCTGCTCCACCGTGAATTCGAGCAAGTTGTCCACCTGTACGTCCAGCAGTTTCAGCAACAGCCTGTGCGCCACGTGTTAGTGCTTGTGTACCACGAGAAGCCAACGCTTTTGTTCCAGCCTCAGCAGCCTTCTGACCAGTTGTTGTAAGTGCTTGTGTTCCACGAGTAGCAAGTGCTTGTTGACCACGGGTAGCCAAAGCCTGTTCACCACGAGTAGCAAGGGCTTGTTGACCACGACCAACTAATTCAGCAGATGGTCTACGCATAATGGCTTGCGATGTAGTATTAGAACTATTGCCAACAATATTAGGATTGGCTGCTCGCATAGACGCTTGAAATTTGCTGACTGCTTGCGGATTACGCAATCCAGATGTTGGTGCAGTAGACTTAGGCTCCATACCTGCTGCTGCTCGCTGTGATGCGTTATATTTACGAATACGCTCTAGGCGAGCCGAATCGATAGGCATTACTTGCCACCTTTCTTAAACGGGAACATTGGCTTCTTGCCACCCATTTTAGGGTGTTCTTTCATTTCGCCACGCATCATCGCTGCCTTAGATGCTGGACGCTTACCATACTCTTTAGTTTCAGCCTTCATGACACCTGCTACACTAGGCTTCTTCTTCATTCCGTGTTCGCCTTTTTCAATGCCCATCAACTGGGACATTGTGCGACCACCTTTTTTCATAACCATATCCCCTTTGGGATATCCCATACCTTGTGGCATATTACTTCTTCTTTCCAAATCCCATAGCCTTTGACATTGCAGACTGACCTGCATATGAAGACTTGTTGGATGATGCATACGGATTCATAGAGAACGATGGACCACCAGAGTTGCCAGAGTACTTAGTACGGCGGAATCCGGTTGCCTCATCTGCTGCATAGAGTGCTGCTGCACCTTCTGCCACTGGACCAAGTGCTGCTGCCTTAGCCATCATTCCACCACCACGTGGCTGTGCCTTTGCTGCTGTAGCACGGGCTGCTAAACGACCACGTGCATTTGCTGCGTTTGCTGCATCACGAGCCGTAACGTCTGCACTTTTTGCAAGACGAACATTGTTTGCTGTCTGTGAGCGGAGACGCTTAATAGTTGGTTCAATCTTATCCATATCAGCACGATATGCGTCATTTATACGGTAATTGTTTTTATCCATTACCTTTTTAGAAACTTCACGCTCACGTGCATAACCTGTTTTTTGTGCTTTTAAACCAGATGGCGTACTCTGTGTTTCCCTAGGTTGCCTAACTGCAAGTGGGTCACGCCGTCCTTCATTAATACCTGCTTGTTTGCGAGTAATGAATGGTTGTGGTTTACCAGCAGCAGTAGCACGGGCTGCAAGACGCTCACGTGCAATACGTGCATTGCTTGCATCACGTGACGTTACTGCTTTTGAATCAGCCATTGCCTCAACATTCATTTTTTTCTGAAAACTTTTTACATCACCTTCACTGACTGCACGTTCAAATTTCTTATCTATAGACGAATCATATGGATTATCGCGTCTGGCATTTTGCCACTCAGAATAAATAGGTGATACGTTTTTAGCAAAATCTTTTTGAAATGCTTTTACACCTTTGCGTTGACCACTATGTGTCAAAGTCCCATCGGGCGTTTCAAATATTAACCCTTTTCGTCGGGTAATGAACTTTTCGTCTGGCATACTAACTACCTCTGTAGATTTTAGTTGCAGCAGTGCGCTGCTTGTTACTGCCATAAATTACTAGGTCACCTTGAAGACCTGCGTGTTCTACGGCTTCTGCTTCCATTGCTTTTCGCAAGGTAGGCATTGAACCCAACTTATGCTCTTTCATTTCCATAGCACGAATCTGTTGGGCAGTAGGCTTTTGCTTGAGACCGTGTTCTTGTTGTTCAAGACTCATCAATTTAGCCATCGAAAGATGGTTCAGATGTTTATTCATCTGGTTAATCATCAGCAGTCCCACGCTCTCAGTGATTTATTGATACGTGAGTTTGGGTCACGTGCTGTTTTAGTAGATGTATTCTTAGCCTTCATGCCTTCCATTCTTGAACAGAATGATTTGCGTCTGCCAGCATCTGCTTTGGTTTTAGGGTTAGGTGCAGGAGGTTTAAGGTTAGCACCCGTGGTTTTCTTGAAATGCGCTCGACCAGCAGCATTCAATCCACCCTTAGGGTCTTGATATTTTTTTAGTACGCCCATATCAGGGATTGTACACTTATGCATTTCTTTATGCACTCCTGATACAATTGACATATGGCTCAACGAATGATAACCAGTACAGATGACCCACTATACATTAATGCTATAGTCCATCTTGCCAATCTTCTTGAAGAGAAGACATTTGGTACACCACTAGGTGTATCGGCTGCGTGGAAAGAGAAGTTTAACGGAAGCATCTTCTGCCCTGAAGGATGCATCAATGGACGTTGTCCCGGTCATAAACTAATCGTTAATCTTGCTGACATTCGCAAGCATCCACAGTTCAAGTTCCTTGTATACCATTCTGAGGTATATAGTAACGGCAAGACACATAATGTCATCTACTTCTATGAGGATGACGATAAGGCTGAACGACAGTTCAATGAATTGTGTAAGAGGGGCAAATGAATAGCCTGACCACACGTGAGTTGCAAGTGTTGCATTTACTGGCAGTAGATGCTTTGTCCGTAAAAGACATTGCTGAATCACTTAAAATCAGCCCACGTACGGTCCACTTTCATTTACAGAACTGTTACAAAAAGTTGGGATATGAATTCAATGCACGTAATCAAACACGTGTAGTCATTGAATATCGAACATATGTAGGTGTATAATTAATCGTCTATAGTTCCCCTCCCATTACTTAGACTCCTTCCGAAAAGGTAAAGACCAGTAACCCCTTCTGCTGGTCTTTATTATTGTCAACTTATCTGCACTTTATCTGCCAGTAGAACCTAGTCCACCTTTGCGTTCACTATCCATTGTTATAGGCGTATAGATGGATGTATCACATTGTGCGAAGACTAGTTGGGCAATGCGGTCACCCACTTTGATTTCAAATGGTCTATTGCCAGCATTCTTAAGGATAACCTTGACCTCATCCTTGTAGTCCGAGTCAATGATTCCCGGTGCATTAGCAACAAACACGCAGAACTTTGCAGCCATACCTGAGCGACTACACACCATAGCGTAGTGACCAGCAGGGATGTTCACTGATACCCCAGTGTTAATGACTCTCCAGTCACCGGGGACAATACGGTCATCGTGACAAGCAGATAAATCAAATCCTGCTGCGCCACTTGTTGCACGAATTGGAACGACTGCGTCAGGATGTCGTAGTTCAAACATTTTCCATCTCCAGTTCTTTGACTGCTTGTGCAATCAACGGAAACTCTTCCTCAAATAAAACATGAATCTTGTCTGCTAGGTCAATGTGTTCTAATTGTGTTCCATTACCACGTCTTACTTCTAAGTAATGAATCCACGAGCGAACACTGCCCTTCATAAACATACGTGTAGGAGTACATTCAGGAAGAATCATACGTGCTGTCTCTTTAGCAACACCCTTTGCTAGGAGGTAATTATATGTTTCATACACTCTGTCAAGCGTGACAGAAACAAGGTTGTCAAACTCAAGCCCATCCATTTCATTAAGTGGGACTGATTTTTGGCGGTTCTTTGGATGAGTACCACGCATAGGTGGTGCAACGAGAAGCCCTCTAAATTCTGCATATCTTTGACTAAACTCCTGAAAATCAAATGAGGCATGACGTAGTATCTGCTGACTAACTGCACGTATGGTGTGTATCTCAACAGACCATTCAGCCTGTGAAAAGATAGACCAATGCTTATTCTTGATACAGTACTTGATTAGTCGCTTGTTTTCTTCTTCAGTGCGATTGTCCTGATTGGGTGATGAAACACGAGCGCAGTAACATATTTCTTCTTCTGCATCTGGTGTTACCCACCTTGTCTTAGCAGTGTTGAAGTCAAACATAATATAATCCCTTATGAGACCTACGTACGAATCTCAATCAGATAGAAATTGGCAGTCACTAGCCAAACAAAAGATTGAGTCTAAACTGTTCATGCTGTTCGGTGACAGTACGGTTATGGAGGAAGGACCCTTCAGTAAACACGACTTCACAATAATAGCGAATGGCTGTGAGGCAATAGGAGAGTACAAGAGACGTACTCACAAGTTTGGCACTTATCCAGATGTAACCCTCAGTGAATCAAAGTGGAACCACCTACGAAAGTATAAAGGTTCCGCTTTTATTGTTTTTGAGTTTACGGACGGCATATATCTTGGCGATGTTACAAATATGCCTAGCCTTACGGCAAAACTGGGAGGTCGCACCCTCAGGACTAGGGACCCCCTAGATATCCATATGTGTGTACAGATACCTATTGAATACCTAGTCCCGTTGAGGCTATGGGTTCCCCAGTTTATTCAGCAAACGGGTCAGTAATTTCCTCATTGAGGGAGGCTGCTTGTGCCGAAACACTCTTACTGTCTCCACCTGCCGAACGATTGCTATCCAGTGGTTGGACTGAATCAGCAACAATCTCGAACGCTTTACGCTCGTTGTTTTCCTTGTCAGTGTACGTACGTACCTGCAAGCGACCTTGAACTGCTACAAGCCTACCTTTAGTCAAGTAGGTGCAAACAAAGTCTGCTGTCTGTCCCCACGCAGTGACATCAAAGAAATCAGATTCCTTCTCACGTCCCTTACGGTCTACTGCTAATCGGAGGTTAGCAACACCCTTACCAGTCTGCGTTTGACGATGTTGTGGGTCAGCAACAAGCCGACCAATTAGTGTGACACTATTCAGCATCAGTAGTACCCGGAAGGGTGTGCTGTACTTCCACACCAGATGGCTCTACATTTTTGTAATGCATAGTGACGATGTTTTGGCGAATAACGATATCAGCCAAAGAAAGAAGCCACTTAGCAGGTACACGAAGTCCAGCATCCTTAATAAGTTGGCTGATGTACACCCACGAGTCATTAAGAGCCATCGCCGGATAGTCCACGCCATCCGTTGAAACACTGACCATAACATTGCCATTGATTGAAGGTACAAGCGTAACT